CTACGGTTGAATAACTATTACTTGCGGTGTTAAATCGTCCTCCACCAATGACCGAATATCCTACTTTTCCTGAAATATTATTACAGCTACCTCCGTTGATTACAGAATTAGGTGTTGTTACTTTGTTTAAAAATCCACCACCAATGAATGAATAATAAGCCGATTGTGTAATATTATTGCCAAGTCCACCAACAATGCCTCCGTAGTTTTGAGCACCACCTGGACTTATTGTCGTTAAATTAATAATTGCCCCACCGTATAAATTTGAACCAGTCGGACTACTTAAATCCAAACAAGTATATCCACCACTATAAGTTGAGTTTGTTATACTACTTCTAATAAATGTATTATCCACACAATTATAAAATTGAACAGTGTCACTAATTGAATAACTCGGTGTTACATCACCTAAAATTACTACTCGATTGTATAAAGAGTTTGTATTATAAATTGAATAGGTTGATGATGTACTACCAATAACATTTGTAACACCACCACCAATAACACTTTGATTTTCAGCAACAACATTACCAACACCCCCTAATATCGACGAATGATAATATGCGGATGATGTATTTCCAATCCCACCTCCGATAACACCATAATATCCTGATGATGCCCCACTATATCCACCACCAATAAAGCTATAACTACCTGAAGCGGTGTTATAACTCCCTGCAAGTGCCGCCGCGTAACTTCCTGATGCAGTATTATTAACACCGCATCTTATTGTTGAGTTAATACCCGTACCTGTGATATATAGGTTTTGAGCAGTCACACTTGACAAACTAACATCAAATTGAGCATATTGACCAACTCTATTTTGAGTTAAAGTCAAAGTTTCATTACTCAAAGTAAAACCTGTAACATAGGTATCACCACTATTATTAAGAACCGCATTTCCAATTGCTTTAGCGACAATAATTAAAGAAGGTGAATCAGGTCTTGTCGGTGATGTTAAACCTGAAAGAGTTGTAATTTGAACATACTGACTTGGTGATGAAAAATAAAACTGAACATAATCACCAGCGTTAAGTTCAAAAATATAAGAAACAAACGGTAACTGATACACACTATTAGATACAAGACCAAGTGTAGATGAACTTCTTATAACAGGATTTCCATTGATAGCCGCCCAAATTGTTACTTCAGTATTAGTTCCTTGTGTTTTTTCAATCTGTGCGGAATAACCTATTTCATAAATTGAAGTGTTTGAAACTGTAATTTTTGAACCATCTTGAATATAAATTCCATTAGATATTTCAGTTGTATTTGCGGACCAAGCTGTAGCCGTGTTAGCGGCACTTACAGCTTGGTTTGTAGTATCAGAAAAACTACCATAATAATTTTGTAAAGTTCCACCAGTTGAGGAACTTCCTGTTGTAAACTTTCTCCAAACCGCAGTTGTGTGTGTCGCTCCACTTACATCTTCAATAGTCGTTGCGGTCCAAGCGTTAATAAAGTTTTGTCCAGCAGCGGTTGTGTTCTTTACAGTTGTTCCAAAATCAGAAATGGTAACTGTATTAGTCGCAGCAGTTGCCGCATTCCAAAGAGTTTCGTAGTTGTCAATGTAGTATTGATAAACTTGGTCTTCTTCATAAACATAAGCTAACATACCAAGTCGTCGTCTACCTGATGAAACATTATCTGAACCAAGTACTAAAACATCAGGTGACCAAGCATTACCTGTACCTTTTGTGAACTCAATCGGAATAGTGTTACCTGAATATTCAATACTACCAGTGGTACCAACAGGTATGGTATAATAAAGGTCAGATAAACTGAAAACTTCCATATAACCACCAATATTATTAACACTAGAAGTTACACCAAAGGTATTACTTCTTGGTACACTTTGTGTTCCTTGTGATTGTATTGAGGATATTGGATTTTTGTATGGGAAACTCATTATATATAATTATGTGTCAACCTTACTTCCTCTAAAATAAAGGTCGTAAGTATTATCCAATTCAAATGTATTTGATGGGTATGTAGTGTAAACCCTATATGTTGTTCTTGCAATAGTACTTCCTGTGTAAGTAAATGTGTTCGTATATATTGTCGGTTCCATTTTAACACTTGTAAAGACATTTGGATTAACAATACCCAAATCAATTTCCATTTGGTATTTGTTGTTTGTATAAATTGTAGGTATAATCCAAGTGTACCAAGCTTTACACCCTACAGTATTTTCAGGAACTTTTGTTGTTGAGAAATTCCAAAGTATTTTTGGATTACCATAAGAATCCAAACCATTCGCACTAAAGACAACATTTTGTTTTATTATTACCGGAAACTGTCCATTAGTCCATCCTGAAAAATTAACATACTTATTCATATCCAAATCAAATGTACTAGCAGAACTACTCGGTTGTGTTGTATTTGTAAACCCGTAAAAACTTGAGCCAAGTGAGTTCATGTACGAACCAATACTTGATGAACCTGAATAAGGTTCAATAAAAAGATAAGCGTAAGGTGATTCAGATGTAACACTCGGAGTCGGTGTATTTGTAACCGTAGGAGTAATTGTTTGTGTTGGAGTGTGTGATGGTGTAACTGTTTGAGTTGGTGTAATACTCGGAGTTATACTTGGGGTAGGAGTAAACGATGGTGTAATACTCGGAGTTGGGGTATTTGACGGTGTTAAAGATATTGTAGGGGTGACACTTGGTGTAATACTTGGTGTTGGTGTTGGTGTTGTACACATGTACTCTTGTGTGAATACGCACCCTGTTGAATCAACTATTTTGATTAAAACTTTTGGTACGGTAGAATATGGTGAAGGTAAATTAAAACTTACAGATGGTGGTATATAGTCGTAAATCGTCGTAATTGTCTGACAAGAGTATTGGAATATGTCACAGGCATAAACAACATACGGAGGTATACCACCTAAATTATCTATTGTTACTAAACTCATTTAATAATAAATAGTTTTTTAACTATTTTAAGTACGACAAGAAATAGAGTATTGTATTCTTACCGATATTGTTAATACTTCATCTTTATAAACTTCAACACCCCCAACAACGTCAGATTCAATACTTACTGTATTTGTTGATAAATTAATGTCATATGATTTAATATCAGGAATGGTGTTGAGTAAAGTTTCAATCACTGTTTTGAATGACGTAACTGTAGGTGAACTGGATAAAGAAGTTGTTGTAAAAAATGTTCCTGAATAAACTGTACCCACTAGCTCAATGTCACAATTGAATATTGCGTAGTTTAACTTACAATCCTCATGACAAAAGTATACACAAATTTTGAACTAGCTTGTTGCAAAGGATTACAAGTAATGTCTATTGATTTTGTTGTTTGACAATTATTAGTGCCACTAACAGTTAACACATATGTTCCAGCAGTCAATCCTGTAATAAATGTACCTGACTGTCCATTAACATTATCACTCCAAGTAAGGTTAAATGGCCCCGTACTATCATTAAGTAATACACTAATTGTACCTCCACTACCATTAATACAATTTGTACCGTAAAGAGCAAATTGATATGGTGCTAAATAATCAACTGTGGTTATTTTTGTTTGTGAACATCCTGATAAATTTGTAACTGTAACATCATACGTGTCAGCCGGTAAGTTATTAAAAGTATATGTTGTTGATGTTGTCGGATATGAACTTGCTCCATTTGATAAAGAATAAGTATAAAATGTTGAGCCTGTGTAGTTTGGTGAAACATTTATATTAATCGAGCCATCATTTAACCCACAATAAGTACTATTACCTGTTATCGAAAAATCAAATGAAGTGTCATTTGACACTACCAAAGTATTTGTATAAGTACATGCACTACTACTATCATTTATAGTCAGAACATAAGTACCTGACTCAAGTTGGTTAAATGTATTAGTTTGTAGTGTTGATGTGTTAGTTGTTGTCACACCACTATTATTAGATAAAGAATAAATAAATGGTGGTGTCCCTCCTTGTAAAAGGATATTAATAGAACCACTATTGTATGAACATTGTGAATTAGTAATTGTTTCAGAAACTAATGTAAAACTTTTCGGTACAAAAACATCCGCGGTTGTAGAAAAACTACAAAGTGAAACATCAGTTACTGTAAGTGTATAACTTCCAGCGCCAATACTGTTAAATGTGACCGATGAACTATATGATGTAATGGAATCACCGTTACTTAACAAATAAAAATATGGAGCGGTCCCACCAGTAATATTAAATGTAATTGTACCATTTGAATTAAAGCAAGTCGGGGATGTTAGTGTGTAGGAAATTAGAGAAATGGGTGTTGCCCCGCTTACATAAGTTACCTTATTTAAAATACAATTATTTGCATCTGTAACTGTAACATTGTATGACCCTTCAGTTAATCCCGTCACATAAGTACTTCCCGTTCCCCCAACTGCGGGTGACCACTGATAATAATAAGGTGGAGTACCAGTCAAACCTGTTATGTAAATTTGACCACTTGACTGTGAACATGCTGGATTATCAATAACATAAAATCCAAAATCTAAAATATTAGGGTTTTCATGAATAATAACTGTTTCAGTTTCACAAGGACAATTTCCTTCACCTGTAATTTCAGCATAATACATTCCTTCACCTAAATTTACAAACGATGCAATTTCCGAAATAGAAGTTGCGGAAGAGTAAAACACATAATCTTTAAACAGATTAACTGTTGCCCCTTGATATGAACCCCCACCAGTATTTATTACACCATTAGTTACACCAGTTACTATTACTTCAAGATACGAATTGTTTGTACCACATCCTTCCAAAGAATAACTGTTAATATAAGCAGTACTAGCTGAAACAATATTAAAATAAATTGGACCTATAACTTCATTAATTGGAATTGTTGAAGCAGTTATATTAAAACCATATGTGCCAGCGGTTAATCCTGTTACAGAATAAGAACTCGTATAAAAAGTTGCAGGTGGTAAAACATTGTTTACCCATCCTATAGTATATGGACTTGAACCAATTAGATTAATTGTCGCCGCACCTAATGAACTATTTGTACAATCACCCGTTAAACTTATCGTATATAAAGTATCTGCCATTCTTATCCTTGAATTTGTATATCATATTTACTATCATAAATAATCTGAACACCAGCTTCAGTATTTATTCCACTGTTTGCAAAATAAATTAAACCTTGGTTTATTGTATTAGTCCATTGTGTTTCAGTAGGTAAAATGGATGTATAATAATAAGTAGGTCCATCATTATATTCAAAAGTGAAAACTTCACCAGTATTAATATGTGTTAAATCAAAACTAAAACCGTATTTGGCAGAAACAGTTGTAAACCCATTTGTAAATCCTTGAGAAGATGCCAAATTTTGAGCGGCCTGTCCAAGTCCGTCACCTATATTTTGAATAGATGGTACATCAATGTTAAATGTAAATGAGTCACAAGCGTTTGTTTGTAAAGTTCCCGTAGTAACTGGTCCAACCACCTCTTGTAAAACTAATTGACATCCTCTTTGTCTTCTATAAATAAACTTTTGTCTATGGAAAATAGAATTTTCAAATTTTGTACCCGTATTCCATATTGTCGTTGCCGGTACAAATTGTTCAATAAGTTTAATCCAAAAATCACCTAATCCTGTTATGTAGTTAATTAAATTTTGGTAACTAAAGTTATCATTTGATAAACCAGTATCTTGGTACATTGTTAGATATTTCCAAAACATAGATTGTAATGTCGGATATCCACTTGTTTTACCATCTGATGAAAATTGTCTATTTCTAACATTAATCATGTTAAACCAAAACGTTTTATAAAACTCATAGAATGTTTTGTTTTGTGGTTGTGGATTTATAAAAGTCCAATCAGTACCGCCTGTTTGTGGATAAGGTGATGATAATCCAGTAAATGGTATTGGGTAATTTTGAGTATTAGAAACATACCAAACATCATATACCAATCCTTGAGCAGGATTTAAAAATATTTCAGTATTTTTTACATTCAATAACAATTTATCCGTTGGGATAGTATAGTAAGCATTGAATAGGTTATCTGTGTTTTTTCTTAAATCATTTGTATCGTTGGTCCAACTTTTTTTGTTATCCTGAACTTTTTTCAAGTTGAATCCTAAATCCATATAAGGGAAATTTCTAAACCTGTCCAAAAACTTTGACCCATAAGTAAAGGGTTCTAATGAAGTTTGGATATCAATATTTTGACCTGTAAATACACTTGTTGTAAAATCAATTTGTTCGGGACTTCTATGTTGGGTTGTTGATTCAATCCACCCTTCACCTTTCTGAAAATAAAAACTTGGTCTACTTGTTGTTCCATTTGTAAATTGAGGATTAGCAGGATAACCTTCATCATCTATAGGATAATCCGCCAATGTAGTATTCGTTGGGATTAGTTGACTAGTTTGTGTATATGCACTATAAACAACACCCTGAAAACTATACGTGTTATTTTCATCTAATGTAGTAAATTCAGGAACGTATGTACCTCCCGAAATTTGGGAATATAAATTATCGAATTTTTGAATGTTTATTTTAGAATCTGCTAAATAGACATTTTCATTAAACTCAATTAAAGCATCAGGTGCACCAATAAAATTTAATAAGAATTCAATCGCCTTTCTTGTTCCTTTTGAACGATATAGATAAGATGAATTTAGAATTAAATTTCTAAAATATTGATTATTTAAATCTTGTCTTGTTTGTGATGTCGAATAAGCAGGAAAAGCGTTTTCTGTAGTACCATAAACAGATTCTAAATAATCTGAATTTGCAATCGGTGAAATTCTAATTGACCATCCTAAAGTTTCAGCTAAATTTGTAACTAAACCTGATGGAATATCATTACCAATAGTGTAATTTACAGAATTAGCATACTGAATACCATCAATATATTTTTTTGTTTCGTCAAAACTTCTACCATAAATTTTCAAAGTTTTATCTACTTTTTCATCTTGAGTATCAAATTCTTTTAATGCATTTGTGGTATAAAATCTTGATATAACATTTGTTTCAGAATTGTCATAATCAGTACCAATTACTTGTAATTCTGCAATATAATTTTCATACCCAATTGATAAAATATCTAAATTCCAAGTACCGTCTAATGGCCATGTAATTGAACGAATCGTATCATAGATGTAACCATCATCCGATTCAGTCGGGATTTGAAATTGATAAGTATAAACTGGAACTGAATATCTATTCAATAACGCCTCTTCAATTTCACCTAACTCAAGATTAAAAACTTCATTTACAATTGTATCATTAGGCCTTACTAAAAAGTTTTGATTATAATTAGTCAGTCCACTGAAAGGATTACCTTTAACATAAATTGTTAAATCAGTATTAAAGTTTGGTGTGGTGTTAATAGAAATTAATTCATAACTACCACCCCCTGTCAAAACTAAAGAATAACTTGGGAACTTACTTGTTAAGTTTCTGTACTTTGAAACAGGGAACCCTAAACTATTAATATAAACAGTTGCGTTCGTTCTGTAGTCAATGTTAAAAGGATTTCTAATGACTTGCCAAGGAATCGTTAAAACTGTTTCGTCTTGGTTCGCATCGTAACTTATATTATTAGCAGTTATCGCACTTGTTGCACCACTTGTATAATTTCTTACATCTAACGCAGCTGGAAAATAATTTAAAATATTATTTATCGCAGATTCTAATCTTTTGGTTAATGAACCGTATGATACAAAACTTGTTAAATCCGTTTCATCAAAGTTAGGATAAAGACGAAAGTTATTATTATAAACTGAAGCAGCAAATTCTGGATTTAAATTTAAATCATTATTATTAAACAATGATGAAAAATTACCAGTTTCAAAGTTTCTAGTAACCTTTTCAGTAATAGCTGTACTAAATTCAAAAACACTATATGTAAGTCCACCACCATCAGTTATTTGTAAACCAACGTAGTTATCAGAAAAGTTCCTATTTTGTGGAGGACATTTATAATTAGCCATTAAGCAGTTATATTGTCAAAGTTTTTAGTTGTATCAATATTAGAACCTCTATCTTGTCTAACTTCATAAAGTAATTCATTAAACTGACTTCTAATTTCATACAAGTTGTATTGTTTGTAAATGTTGTTGTTAGTATCGTAAATGGTATAAATTCCATCTTCAATAGATTTAGTTTGATTACCGTACAACGCAATTGCAAGTGTTGAAATATCTTGTTCAACAATTTCAATTTCTATCATGATAGGGTCAAAAAAAGTATTTGTTAAAATAATGTTTTGTCCTGCAGAACCAATGTATGGGGTAGCATTTGGTTTGTTTGATGGTGATGAGCTAGGTGAAACTGTACAAAATAATAAGTTTGTTTCAGCATCAGTATAAATCCATCTTTGAGCTTTATCTGAAGTATTGTTTGTATTTGCAACAACAGCTTCACAGAAAAAACTTGATGTTATTATTCTAAAGAAATTTGTATTTTTTGTTCCATCATTATTTAAATACTCCACTCGATATCCAACAAGTCCTTGTGTCACAAATCTATTTAAGAATTCTTGTGGTACAGTTGATAAGTCAATAATAATTCCTTTTACATTAGGTAAAGATTGTAAAACTCCACAATCATAAATTTGTGTTCTAATTTGTACAGGTCTAATTAATAAATTGTAAATTCCAATATTGTTGAATTCGCTAGCCGGTAACTTCAAATTATATAAACCACCTAAAATTTCATTGGTCTGGCCTCCAATTGCAGGATTACTAAAATAAGGTTGTAAAAGTTCTTGAGCGTTTAATTTTTTTAAAACAAAATCGTTAGTTAAATCCCTTGATGGGGTATAATTCATTATTATTTCTGTGTCCGCCGGACTCACATCCGACAACCTTACCGTTCCGTAATTACCTGTAGCCATTTTTTACCTTATTAGTATAAATATTAATTTATATTTTTTATGGATTGTTTTCTATATTGAAAAAGTTATATCCATAGTTTACCAAATCATTCATCGTTGAAACTTCACCGATTCTTCTAAAATTTTCCAAAGCAGAATTTTTACCTCTTTCAACAAACACACTTGAAAACAATTGAGGTTGGTCAATCACATTCATTAAAACTTCATTTTTTGTGATTGCACTTTGTACTAACATGTCTGATGTTAATCCCGATGAACCAACAATAAAAATAGATATACCACTTGGGTAATCAATATAATCGGTATTATTAATAGTATACCCTGTATATTGTGAAGTAATATAATTCACAACTCCGTAACCACCACCCGCTAAATTAACAGTTTGCCCTACCTGATACTGATTAGAACCATACATCTGTAAATCAGTTAATCTTGATATAGTTGAGCCAGTTATAAAATAAGGTACCTCACCATAAAAAGAACCTATCTGATAAGCAATTTGATTATATGAATCAGCGGTGTAAATAAAATTATAGGTTTGAGGACTTGCACTCCAACTTCCAGTTGTATTAGCAAAGGTTACAGTACCAAATGGATTGGTATTTTCTACTAAAGAATATGGAATTACAACTGTTTTATTAATTGTAACAATACCCCATATATTTTCTTGTGTTAAAGTTATTGTATAACTAGTCGGGTTTGGTAATGGTCCTGCGTAAGTATGATTTATAAAATCAGGATAGAATGAATTAACTGTTTCAGATGTACCGTCACCCCAATTAATAGTATATGTTGAGTCCGCTAAATAAACTGTTCCTTCACTTGAATTATTAAATAAACTTACAGTATATGGACTTTCCGTTGATGATGTAAATGAAAAGTTTGCGGATATTACTTGTTGTGTTATGTTACCATCAAATCCATCATAATACCCAATGTCTTGATACTTTTGTTTAAGTAATATTGGAAAAGTTATCCCTGTAAACAGTGAAGAACCGCTAGGTCCACCTTGTAACATACTTGTTAATCCTGAATAAATCCCAAAGGTATATCCATCAACAGTTTCACTAACAATGTCAGTATTTAAAAATTCGGGTGATATTTTAATTTTGTAAACTTCCATTTTAAACTATTGGTGGATTTTTATACTCATACCAATTTAACGTTGATAGTACGTTTTGACTATTTATGTTTTGAATAGTATATGTTTTATTAGTAAAATTAAAATTTACTTCCCTCATAAAATAATCGGTTGTTAATTTATAAGGAGTTGTAGAATCAGTTTGTTTTTTTGTAGTAAAAACGGTAAATGTTCCGTCGGCTCCATCAAAAAACTTAACAGTCATGTATAACTTTGTTAAATTTAAAATGTCAGGATTTTCAAACCAATATAAATAAAAACCTTCAGGATTTGTTAAAGGATTTAAACTGTAAGACGGTACAGATAATTTACCTATACCTTGGTTGTTTGGTAGTTCAATATCAATAGTGTCATTTTTTTTATTTAAAATTATTGTTAAATAATTTTTTCTTCTTCTTGTATTTTGACTATCATAAAAATCAATTTTAAAAAATGACTTTTTAAATGCGTTTGTCTTATTTAAAACCGCATTTTCTGAAAATCTTCCTGAATCAACGTAACTATTTACCCAATCAGTGTCACCAGTATTTTTGAAATTAAAAACTTGTTTAAAAGGAAAACGATATGAAAATCTTGATGTCTCATAATTTTCAGGATTTCCAATTATTTCAGTTATGATTGATTCTTCATAAACATTTAAAGCATCTTCCCTGTCCAAAAAATCCCAATTCATGTTAATAGGAACAATAAGATTTCTATCACCATTAAACTTTAATATTTTATAATTATTCACAATCATCTATTGCTGGGTCATTAACTTGTGAAGAGTTTATTCCGTTTATGTTACTTCCTTCAGGTATTAATCTAAAATTAAAGTTTTCATGAACATAATGTTTATTATTCAAAAAAGGTCTATCAACACCTCTACCAAGATTATCAATAAAACCATATGGATATATATCCTTCCATCTAAAATCTAAGTTATAAAAAGAATAATAGGCGTAAGACGGAAGATTAACTATTGGGAAATTTTCAGGGTTATTTTCATCACTTTGTTCAATATAGTCAGAAAATACTCTAATTTGATATTTGTAATGTGGTTTATAATAATAACCTTCAGTATTAGGATTTGACTCACCAATTGGTGATGTCATAAAAACTTTTTGATTAAAATTTATTTTATGATAATATTCCGATAACACAGTTTCTGTTTGAGTTATATCATTCCATTCACAAATGTCCCCATCCAAAGAATCACCAATATTATATGGTAAATTATAATAAAATCTTAATGTTGTTCCAGCAGGTGTTGTTCTATTATAGTATGAAGTTTGAATATTACTTATATTAAGTAAATTACTATCATTCCACCATGAATTCAAATTAGGTCCAATATTAAATTCCCATCCTTGTTTCAAACCAATATTATTAAATGTTGGTTTATTAAAAAAACCAAAGTACCCTCTATTAACAACCGTAACATAATATTCGGTGACAGGTCTATTTAAATTGTCTAAAACATTATTAATATCAATATCATTTTTAAATGATAGATTATAACTTTGGGTACCTTCCTTTAATGAAATTCTTGGTGATAGGTTGGGAGTTAGTGCTCTTGTTTCAAATTTTGTAACGTTTCTAAAAGGATTATTTTCAAAACCAGTTTTAGTAAGTTGACTATCAGTATAAGTAGAAATAATTTTATGTCTTCTTACATAATATTTTGATTTTGACTCTATAGGATTTTCTCTAACTACCACTTTTTTTAACAATCCAATCGCACCATCATAAAAATTTCCACAGATAGAATATCCAATGTTATATATTGTAAAAATTCTATCCTGATTATTAGCATAGTCATCACCAATAGTATAAACATCATATACACTAACTGAATTACAAGAAATAGTTAATTCAACACTATCACCAACTGATAAATTATGATTAAACGGACAAGTCAATTGTATAACTTCTTTTCCATTTATAGTTGTATTTTTTACAACAAATGGAATTCCGTTTCCAATTTGCCAATTAAATGTTTCACCACTATCCGTAGTTATTTGTAATGTTTTCGTAAAATCGTTTTCAAATGGATATGTTAAATAAAAAAACCAATTATAATTCGATGATTGCATCACATCAAAATTTACGTGGGCAGGTTGGTCAACTGTACTTACGGTATAACCTGTAACATTGTAGTCCGTTCTAATAAATTCAAACTCATGGTACTGTGGTAAACCAGCCCAAGCAATTTCAAAATTTGGGTCTAAACTGTTGGTTTGTTGGATTCTATAAAATTCAGGGTTAATATAATATAAATTTCTGTTGATTGGAGCATATGGGTTATTAACAGGTTGTGTTAGTCCTGAATATGCGTTTTCAAATAATAAAGTAAACTTACATGTAAAATTAAATATTGTCGATTTTTGTCTTTCGGTGTCAAACCTTCTAACTAAATCTATTCCTAAATTCCTGTCGTACTCTGTAAGTTCTTTGTCAGTATTATCCAACACCAAAGAAACTTTATGGTCAATATCAGGAGCACTAGCATACCTAGCAGACCCTTTTAATATTTGAAAATTATCATTCAATTACTTCTTCTGTATTAACATATTTTATGATAAATCTATCTAATGCACTTGCACCTTTCTTCAAACCAAAATAGAAGTGATTGGGAGCTCCAACCAAAAATTGTGGATTAAAGTTTTGAGTTGGGATTGTTTCTATAGGTACTCCATCGGTATCAAAATTGATAAGTGTTGACCTATAGTTAGCTGCCAGGTTACCATCTACTTGGAAGTATCTACTTGCAACATTTATTCTATCTAATTTCTGATATTTGTATGTAAAGAAAGATGTACTAAATTGTCCTGACGAATCCGGATAATTAGTTACCCAATTATTATTTTGTGAACCAAATATGGTTCCATAATCCATAGGTTGACCTGTTTCATCATTATTCATTTTAATAAGTTTCCATAAATAAAACGGAACATTTTGTGGATAAACAGGTATTTCAGTAAAATTATATTGTTGTGGCGTATCAATAGTCGCTTGAGGATTCCATATAGTTCTCCTTGGTGTTATATAATCACGGTCTTGGGTATTACCAGTTAACAATAATCCAAAAAATGGAAAATTATTTTCATCACCCAAAATTACGGGTTGATATGCAGAATCCGCAGGTTGGGCGTAATTTGAAACGTTGAATGGTGAAATTCCAAATTCAGAATTAATTGATATGATTTGAGCGTAATCAGCATCAACCATAGCCGGTAATGTACTAGTACCGTCATTTTCCCATCTTCTATTTTTGAAAAATCCTCTAACAGTAGGGTCGTCAGTACCTTCATTTACACCAGGTGATGTGGGAAATAAAAATTGTAAAAAATTAGGATTAACTAATCTACTTAAAATAAATAAATTTAAAATTTCACTAACATTATTATAACTAGTTGGTTTAATTTTTGAAACTATATAGCCATCGTAATCATCGTTATTAACAAGTTCTTGAATAAAATATGATTTTGGTCCTAAATCTAAAATTGTAGTTGGTGATTGCAAAAATTTATAATTACCAAAACCAGTATTACTACCAATAATAGATGTATTATCTTTACCTATAAAACCTTCTGTCGTTGACCAAGGAGAACTTCTGTAATAAAAATTATTACTTGTTTCATGAAAATATATTGTTTCTTTACAAAATATACTGTACGGTCTTTGAGTTCCTGTTGTAAATACTCGTTTATTATTGAAAGGATATGCATATAAAGTCCCATTAATCCACTGATTTGAAAACGAGTGTGAAAATACATTAAAACAAACTGCGTTGTTAACTTTAATTCTTTGTGACCATTCTATAATTGATTTAGTGTCTTGTCCAATAGTTAAAAATAATCTTGATACTAAATTGTAACAACCTGTACCATAATTAAAATATTGTTCCCTACCTTGAGGGTTCATTATTTCATTACAATTAGGTTTGATTGTTGGTACACCATCAATCAATTCATAACATTGTAACATGACAGCCTTTTCACATTCAGATAATGATTCCGAAACTTCAGCATAAGGAATAAATTGTGTTGTACTATCATTAATTGAGAAATTTTGTTGGTTAACATTAGTAAGTTCTGAGGGGTCACCACTATCAGTTAAAGTATAAACTGCAAAAACGGGATTTTGATGGACCATAAAACTATTTGACCCATACAATGATTCACTTGTTGATGATGGTAATCTATCAGTTCTCATAACAATTTTTGAATTATCTGACATTACAATTTGGTCATATGTTTGACCATTATATCCACCATTTTGGTATGAACCTGTTGTTCTATATGTCGGTGAAAAAAATCTCATTCGTCCTAAAGCATTTCCATATGAACCGTAACGTAATCCCAAAGTACCTTCAACTTCACAAGATTCACCAGCGTTCCAAGCGTTATATGTCCATTGGTAAAAAGCTCCCCCTTCAAGATATTGATTGGTTCTATATGCATCATATTCAATATTATCATAATCCTCAGATGTGTTTCCAGGATTACCATTAGCGGTTAAAACACTATTAGTCGCTTGTTCTCCCGGTACCCCTCCATTTAAAGTAATTACAGTATTAACTGGACAACTACCACCAGGTCCTCCACAACCATTGTTTTCAGTTAATAACACAAATCCCATCCTGTTATTATAGGATTTTCGTAACCATCCAATGCTTGTATCAAGAGCACTTGCGGTATATCCTGAATTAACAAAACCAGGTGGTACGTTATTTGAACTAGGTCCAAAAGTTAAAATATCAAGTGAAGAATAATAATACGGTAATGTTGTGTTAAATTGTTTATATCTACCAAGAGACCAAACATTTTGATTTAATTGTGGTAAATATGAAAACGCATAACTATTAAAAAATATTCTACCACCCCATTGGTCTGTTGAATTATTATTAGCAATTTGATTGTGTCTTGTACAAACTTTGGTTGAGGATGTGTCGGGTTGTAAGGGTATGTTCATTTTATAATAACCTTCAACATACATAGTTGTTGATTCATATGGAATATTTGGTAACGTACCGTCGTTATTTGGTTTTAAAATATTAGCATAAGTAGGTTTTAACGCCGAGGTAATATCAATTCTTTGTTTTACTCTAGGTGAATGTACGTCAACCCCTCTCATGAGTATCAATATGATATAATTGTCCATATTAGGAACAACTTGTTCTATTGTAGAATATCCATAATCACTTTTTCTGAATCTTCCGTCATAACAATTCATTTCAGTATCTGTAGAAAATTCGTACAATTGCATTTTATGTCTATAAACTTGATTCAGTGTTGAGTATTCATAACCACCAAACGTATTTTCATATTCTATTTGAAGTTGATTAAGTAATATTAACTGTTCTAAAGTTACAGTATTTAAATCAATACCTAATTCCGCAGCAACTGCCGCAGTATCAAATTCTGGTTCAATTGGACCAAAAGTTTGATTAGTCACAAAACTTTTATATTCACCAATTGTTAATCCTGTTATAATTTGAAAATATTCAATATCCGCAGGAAAACTACTTGTTTTTTTAAGTTCAGTAAACCCTGTTAAATTGTAAGTAGTATATAAAGGTTGCGCATTATTAGGATTTGTCCATTTATACGTTACGTTATTTAAATTATTTGTTTTTCCACTTGTGAATATGTTATCGTTTTGAGTATTATAATAATTTAAATCTGTTGACAAATTTTTATCTTGGAATGATATAATTGTACCAGCCGCTGGTATTTCAGTTTGTCTATCCAAAACAAGTATTTGGAAATTATCCATATGATATACTGTACTTGGGTTATTAAAATCAGGCTCCAAAGTAACCCTCATTCTTGTACTTCCATAAAAATATCTTGGTTTTGTTATAGTATTAGACGCACCCCCCTCATCATTCTCTGGTTCAAAGTATCTTCCTTTAGACCACCACGAATTCAAATATTCAGAATAAGGTATTTGTGAAGAAAAATGCCAATTTGGAAAAGTGTAACTATCTCCAGCGTTACTTTCAACTGTTATGTCTCCAACACTAACAATAGGACATCTGTTTTGCGGATACCCATTAATTGAATCGGCTAAGTTACCGGCATATAATCCTGCCAAAAACTGCTGTACATCATCAACATTTCTATAAAGTTCAAAATCCGTACTGTTAATTAAAACAGAACTTTGGGTTACTGTTGTAAGTTGAGCTTGTCCTAAACTTTCACCAATAGAATCACCCAATTTACAGTTACATCTTTCACATCCATCTTCAGTATATAATAAAAGTGGTAATCCAAGATTTTTAAATGGGTTTTCATTAACATATTGTGATAAATCTATCACTTCAGGACATGGTAAATTAGGTCTATTAAAAATACCTCTTACCCAATTTCTAAAGTTACACAATCCAATAATAATTAATTGTATAAACGTTAAAACTAATAATATAACAGGTAACAAAACAACCCAAAAATACCCCATAATATGCGCAAGAATCATTAAGAGTAATGCAACATATCTAAAAACTTCAAAAATTATATTATAAATTATGTAAGTAAAATTAACTCTAAAAAAAGCATCGTTAGTTGGGAATTTATTATATTGCCCAGTGCATTTGTCGTCTAAAATATTTTTAATGCCTGTAGTATTCCACGGTCTTCTTTCGGAAACAAACCTATCCATCAACTGACTAACAGTATAAACTTTATTATACTGAAGTTTCATAAATGTATCTTCACAATTTATAGCCTCCTGAACATTAGCATAATCAGTCCAATCTAAACTAAATGCGTAAGATTGTTCTAATAAAAATCTATCTTTGTCAATTTTAAGAAAGTTGATTGTTGCATCTACTCCATCATCAATTCTTGTATAAACAAAATATAAATTTGTTAAATCTTCTGAATAAATGTTTTGTGAAAGATACTGTGTACCATCAGAATAAAATATTTGAAAATCTTGAATATTTTCGGTATTAACCAATCGATAAACAAAATTTGGTGATTGTGACAAATACTGTGAAAGAAATATATAAGTTCCATTACTATCAGGTGAATTAGAAGGAATTGAAACTTCAACAGGCTGTCCAATTTGTTCATTAAAATTATATCCCAAATAAGGGTCACCTGAGTCACCCCATCCATATTCTTTCACATTAGGAACTAAAAAATAAGCCCTCTTTGTTGATTCTGAAAGTTCAGGACCTTGTTCCCATTTTACTTTAAATCGATATTTCCCTTTTGTTGGAATACCGACTTCAGGGTTATTACTTGTTTGTTGGTTTCCTTCTTCATCAGTATAAACATAGTCAAGATTCATTGGTACTTCTAGTACCCATGTACCATTTTCATCAATAACTTTACCACCATTTTCTAATTCGACGGTTTCCAAAATAGGTAATCCGCTTGAATCTGTTCTATAACTTTGTCTTATCGCCAAAATTTGTCCCGGTCCTGTCGATAAATCACACAAGTCACCCATTGTTTTAGGTATCTTACATTTACCGTAAACATCATTATACCCTAATTTAGTTTCATCCGTAGCCGAAATTAACGAACCCATAAACACCGCAGTTGGTCTTATGGAAATCTGAGCTTCAGCTGTTAAGTCAAAGTCATTCCTTGATATGTAATAGTTACAAGTTTCTTGTTCCCCATAAAATGGAGCAACTTGTATTGTTTTACTTATTGTAACAATCTGTGGTAATTCACTATAATTTTCTGAAAACTTAAATTGAGCACCGTTAACTTGAGCTTCTGTTGCCCTACCTATTCTTATCAAGTCAGCAGGTGTAAAAGAAAACTCACCAATATCCGATAAGTCAACTTGCATAAATAAAGTATGTTGACCAGGTGGTACACCTAATATCATAAAGTCACCTGAACCATTGGTACTAACAACATACTTAAAATATTTGTCGTATACCTGAATTACAGATTTGTTTGTTAAAACATCATTTCTATCAGGAAAAGTCCCAACAGGAATGTGTCCTGTGTAAGAGGGTGTGTAAGGTAATAGATTGTATTTGTAACCATCTTCATTAACATCATTGTAAGTTTTATAAGGATATAAAGTACTGATTATTGTATCATTAATATCAGCATCGTCTAAAGCAATAAAAATAGAAACTTTAGCATTCGGAAGTCCAAAACCATTATTACAAAAAACTCTACCAACTACAACTCCGTAGTCAGCACATGCTCTTGTATAAACATCGTTTGGGTTAATGTTTAAAGACAATAACTCAAGCGTATCAAAGTTTTGTTCAAGTTTAACCTGAATAACTTTATCAATCCCTAACTCCGTTCTGATTCTATAAGATGAAGACATGTGTGTTTTTTAATAAATAGTTTACACACGATTTTCAAAAAATAAATGATGTTAACTAAAATTGACTGTAGTTAAGTTTTTGACCGACACTCTAATGTCTTTATCGGCAAACCTAACATTGAATATTTGGTTTGGTTGAGCATATATTGTATCTTCAATTACTTGTATTTCTTTAGTCGTAGTATTTGAATATGACTGTGAAACTTGTGAAGATGAGTATAAACCACCAACTCTGTTATAAACATTAATAGATGACACGGTAATCACCCCTTGTTCACTTTGAATTAAAGTTCTTATTGGTGAAATGTATAGATTTTGCCCCATCCCTCTATTACTTGGACTCATATAAGCATTAATCTTTGAAATAATGTTCGATATAACAACTCCTTGGTTTTGTGAACTATCTAATACAACATATACATCAAATGCTAAATCAATAACGTTAGCCGATTCAATATATATGTAGTCGTTCATCATTCTATAATTTGACAAATATGTTGCTAAATTACTTTTTAAAGTATTAGAAACAGTTTCTGTTAACGCTCCTGAAGAATCATAAGAAAGAATTTGAACATTAATTTTATTATCAGTTTCAGTAATTGCAACTTTTGCAGGCGCTCCAAACTTTGAAGGCATTTTTCTAATTATTGCTTCATAGTCATTTACAGTAACCGCTCTGTTTTGAGCTGCAAAGTTAAATGAAATCAAGTTTCTTATTTCTTCAATACTTGGGTAGTTAGCCCCACCAATAGCCGCTGTAACGTTAGTACAAGCTAAAGAATTAATAACCGAAGTTACTTTATTTTGGTCACTACCATAAACATTAAAGTTAACCGTACCTAACTGGTTAATTGCTCCAGGTCCCAAGTTACTAACCAAACCACCTCCAACTCTATATTGAACAAATAACGTTGAATTAGCCTTTAATGTAGAACCAAGTGAATAGTTGTTTTGATATTTTGAAATATCCAATGGAACACCATTAACTGTAAAATCCCTCAATAAATCATCCGATGAAGTATTTCCACCACCAAAAGTTAATTTTAAAAATCCTTGTGGAGTATATTCAGTGATAAATCTTTGATTGGTTTTATAATATTTCCCAACTTTTATTCCCGTAGCATCTTTTGGTTTAGTTGGGTCTTCAATAAAAATTCTATCTTGAGCCAAAGCATCAACCTCAAACCATTTATTAGATAAATTTGTCATATCCATAAATTCTTGAGCCGATGGAACATTATTATAATTTGTTCCGTCTTTAAGTATAACACCTGTAACACCTAATACATTTTTTTCAGGTAAGAAAAAATCAAAAAATGGTCTTGTTTCAGGAGTATTAATAACTCTTCTGAAAACTTTTGTAATACCATTAATTACAGGTTCTCTTTTTGTAATAGTATAGTTAATAAGGATATTGTTAGCGTCAAAATTTGGAATAACAGTTCTATTAACAACCCCTTCGTCATTAAAATCTGCACCAAAATCAATATCATATAAAGTTTCAAAAGTTTGCCCTGCACCAATCACTTGACTACCCTTTGCTAAAACACCAAAGTATGCCGAATCAGGTGGCTGTAATGTACCAACATTAGATTGAATTGCCGGAGCGTCACCAAAAACAGGAACAGTAATTGATAAATCAACAAGAGCAATTGACGGTCTCATCCCTGGTACTTTCAAACCATATGTTCTTGCAATGTTATAAAGTGAACTTGTTTGTTGTGCGTATTGTAATACAGTTTCTTGTAAACTTCTATCAATGTGATAATTTAAATTGTCTGTTACCGCAGCGTTTAAATCCAATAAAACTGAAAAAACCGAAGCGTCATTAACATTCTGAATCAAATCAGGATAATAAGTTCTAACGTAATTTATAAGTTCTAACCTAATTGATTGAAAATCTCTTGTAGTATATGATATCATCTTGTTATATATTAATAATTACAAAGCTAGATGTATTAAATACATTATTTGTAATATTATAATTTATTCTTATTTTTGCAGTATATTCTGATTCAGGTGTCCCTGGAAATACAAATTCATTCGGGTCTTGTGTTGTAACTTGTAATGAATCATTAACTAAATCAGGTGCTTCAATTTTTACAGATGTTACAGTCAGATTAGGAATATAAGTTTCAACCGACTCTTTAATCTCACTTTCAATTTGGTCAAATGTTGGACTGTCCAAAGGTTCAAAAATATATTCATAAAGACGAGTACCAAAATTTGGCATAAAGTATCTACTCCCTTTTCTTGTTAATAATAAGTGAATAAGATTACTTCTTACTTCTTCTTCAGTTGTATCTGTTAAATCTAAAAATTTTCCATCAAAAGAATCCCTGAAAGGAAAAGTAATACCATATGTAACTCCATTTGCCATATTACATAAATATTGAACATATCAAATTTAAATCAATACAACAATTTTACCTTCAGTAAGTTTTGGTTTGTTATTTTCAAACTCAATATTAACAAACTCTTGACTGAAAATATATTCCTGAATAAAAGAATTGATTGGGTAAAAATTAATACAATCTAAATTTGTGTGATTTCTGTTTAAATACTTATAAAAACCAATTTCATAATCCCATATCATCAATGAATTTTTTGTGGGATTTTTTGTAAGAAGATTTGCTTTCGTCGTAAACATCTGTCGTATATTGCCAATTCCAATATAATTTCTTGTTAGGTTTAAATCCATAGAACTCATGAACTTTCATTTGAGTATCAGTTACTTCTTCCCCATTCCAGTTTTGTCCAACACAAATAAAACCTGTTTCAACATTTTCAACAATATTTTTTTCACCTAAAGTGTTATGTCTGTTTTCAATCCAAGTTAATCTTTCGATTAAATTTTGGTAATACATGTTTGCCTGTCCCCATCTTACTGAACTAAAAAATACAACAGCATCTGATTCAAATAATTCTTTTGATACCTTCCAAAGTTCATCTGATTTATTGTTCAAACTAGCCCAACATCTATGATAACCTGATGGATTTTTTTTGTCATCTTTTAATAGTGATTTAATAACACCGCAACTATTACCTTCTTCTCTTGATACATTACCTTCACAAGGAAAAATTTTAAGTTCAGATACATCCATAAAAACAGATTTATTACCAAGCTCTTCATTAAGATACATCGCAATAACTTTTGATTTAGGAACATCTATTTGTTTTGGGTCCCAATTAAATCTATTAGAACAACTAAGTAATAAAACTTTATCTTTCTTTTTAAGAATATCTAACGTCTCTTTTAGTTTTTTCGCACCACCTTCTTGAACCATGTTCTCAGAAAGCATCATTTTCCTAATCTTATCTATCTCTTCTTGTATTATATTAGACATGTTAATAAATAGTCATAAAATTAAAAACCCCGACCTAGCTCGGGGTAACACATCGGATTTTTTAAGAAGAACAACCAAAACAATCAAAGTCACTATTCTCAGGTTTTGGAGGTAAATTCATATAACTGTAATCTACCTTCGGTGGTTCGGGTGTTGGTTTAGGTTTTGTTACCTTTGTGATATCAACCGCCAAGTGTTTAGCTCCTGTTGAAATTGCCCTTGTTCTAACATAGTAACAAAGTGTCTTTAAACCTTTTTCCCATCCGTAGAAATGTGATGATGAAATCTTTGATAATGTTGGGTTTGACATGTAGATATTCATTGACTGTGACTGGTCAATAAACGGTGCTCTGTCAGCCGCCATTTCAATCAATTCTCTTTGTGATATTTCCCAAATAGTTTTGTATTTGTTAATAAGGTGTTCAGTTCTTTTAACTTTAAAATTATATCTTTTATCCTCTTGGTCAAGGTAGTTATTAAAGTTAATATTTTGAATTGAACCTTCATTCATGATAATTTCATTCTTTAAATCCTCTGACCAAATACCAATCTTTTCAAAATCATTAATCAAATATTTGTTTACAATCATAATCTCCCCACCTACCACACGTCTGTTAAAGATTGCTGAGTGAGCAGGTTCGGTCATTTCATATGAACCAGTGATTTTAGCTGAAGACGCTACAGGCATTTGAGCCGTGAATAAAGAGTTACAAACACCATACTTTTTAACATTTTCTTTTAGAACATCCCAAGGCCATCTTCCTGATAAATCATCTTCATTTAATCCCCACATATCAAATTGGAATACTCCTTTTGACATAGGTGAACCATGGAAGTAAGTATATGGTTCATACTGACCTTCCATACACAATCTATTACTTTCAGTGATTGCTGCGAAATAGATAGTTTCAAAAATTTCTTTATTTAACTTACGTGCTTCTTCTGATGTGAAAATATAATCCATCAAATAGAATACGTCAGCAAGTCCTTGGGTTCCAATAGCAATTGCTCTTTGCTCCAATCCACCTTTACGTCCTTTTTCAGTTGAGTAGTTGTTGATATTAACAACTTTGTTCAACGCTCTAACAACCTTACGTGTTTCGTCATATAACCCTTTGAAATCGAACTCACCGTCTTTCACATAGTTCTTCAACACCATAGATGATAGAGTACAAATTGCTGTTGTATTTTCATCAGTATATTGGTAAATCTCATTACAAAGATTTGATTGTTTAATTACACCAATGTTCTGATGGTTTGTCTTTTTGTTAGCACTATCTTTAGAACATAGATATGGAACACCTGTTTCAACTTGTGATTCAATAATCTTATTCCAAATTTCTTGTGCTTTAACTTTCTTACCAAGACCCATGTTTACAGCTAATTGGTAATTTTCTTCATATTCAGTACCATAACTTTCTTGTAATGGTTTAATACCCGCTTTTACAATATCGTTAGGACAGAACAAATACCAATCTTCATTATTTTTAACCGCTCTCATGAAGTTGTCAGGAATCCAAAGTGCCGTGAACAAATCACGAGCTCTTAATTCTTCAGCGCCTGTGTTCTTTTTAATATCTAACAAATCAAAAATGTCTTTATGCCAAGGTTCCAAGTAGATTGCCGCAGAACCAGGTCTACGTCCTTGTTGGTTAAAGAAACGGAGTGACTCATTAACAATCTTCAAGTATTTCAAAAGTCCACCCGCATATCCGCCTGAAGATGTAATACGACTTTCTTTACTACGAATGTTTGACATTGATAGTCCGATACCCGCAGCGTCAGATGAGTAAGTAGAGATATCTCTCATGGTGTTTAACAACCCTTCACGAGAATCTGAATCATTATAATGAAGAACACAAGACGCAAGTTGTGGAACTTTTGTACCAGCATTAATCATAATTGGTGTTGCTGGTGATATTCTTTGACTAGATAGTGCTTGGTAATACTCAACCGCCTCTTCAAATGTATTAGTTACCCAAAGAGCGACTCTCATATACATATGTTGTGGTCTTTCAACAACTTTACCATCAGGTAATTTCAATAAGTACATTTCAGCTAGTGACCTCCAAGCAAAATAATCAAAGTTATAATCATTATCGTGATTAATGATTGCATCAATATTGCTAGGTCCATAATCTTCAACAATTTTCATTAATTCATTACTCACAACACCATCAACGTGTAAAGTATGCATGGTATTTGAAAAACTTGGGTCAGTTTCTTTGTGATAAGATGAAATAGCAACTGACGAAGCCAATCTTAGTTGACACTCAACCCCTTTGAAGCTCTTTTAATACGGTTATAAATTTTCTGTGGATTAAATGACGCATCATCTCCACCTCTCTTTTTAATTTTAAGTGACATCATAGTTCTATTAAAGTAATAAATTAGAAATCGTCTGTAAAGGACAAGGTTTCATTTAACTTAGCCTTTTGGTATTCAACAGTTCTTGACTCAAAGAAATTACCCTTTGTTTCAACTGCGATTTGTTCCATAAACTTGAAAGGTTGTTCAACATTGAAATGTTTTTTACATCCAAGTTTAACTAATAAACCATCAACAACAAACTCAAGATATTGTTTCATTAAATTTTGGTTCATACCAATTAAAGAAACAGGTAAAGATTCAGTGATGAATTCTTTTTCAATTTCAAGTGCTGAAAGAAGAATTTCTTTAATTCTCTTTTCACTTGGTTTATTTTCAATGTGATTGTTTAATAAATGAATTGCGAAGTCACAGTGTAAGTTTTCGTCTTTGAAAATCAAAGCGTTAGCATTACATAGACCTTGCATTATACCTCTTGATTTTAACCAAAAAATAGAACAGAATGACCCTGAAAAGAAGATACCTTCAACTGCGGCAAATGCAACTAATCTTTCTTGAAAAGATGCATTTTCAATCCAATCTAAAGCCCATTTAGCTTTCTTTTGGACCGCTGGTAGGTTATCTAATGCGGTGAAACATTTGTTCTTCTCATCTTCATTTGATACGTAAGTATCAATAAGAAGTGAATACATTAAACTATGGATATTCTCCATAGCCAACTGAATACCATAAAAGAATTTTGCTTCAGGATATTGTACTTCTCTGTAGAAATTTTCAGCCAAGTTTTCATTAACGATACCATCCGAAGCCGCAAAAAATGACAAAATATTCTTCACAAAATATTGTTCGTTTTCTGATAAATTTTCCCAATCACGGAGGTCACCGCTCAAATCAATTTCTTCTGCTGTCCAAAAAGCCGCTTGATGCATCTTGTAATATTCCCATATATCATTGTATTTGATTGGGAAGATGACAAATCGGTTTGGGTTTTCTACTAAAATTTTTTCCATATTTTCATTCATATTGTTATAATAATTATACTGTTTGTTGTTTTCTTTTTTCCATAATTTCTTTAATCCTGTTTCTATTTCTTTCTTCCTTCTGTTCTTCAAGACCTAAGAATGTTGTAGTACTTTCTGTATCAATTTCTAACATTTCATTGTTAAACTTACAGTTTTCAAATACTACCCCATCTTTACCAATTCTTGACTTGGTGATAGCAATAGTCGCAAGATTCAATTCTTTTTGTTGTAGTGATTTTGCTACTGTGATAATAACGTGACCTACTTGTGCTTTCTTAATAGAACCACCCATTTGGTCAGTTGTTACAACATCAGATGATATTGAACTTCTATTACCCTGAGTTGCAGTCCAACCAGCAATGTCTAATTCATGACACATAGATTCAAACGCTCTCATAACAGAACCTTCAGATTTCCACTCGTCATCCATCATTTTTTCAGGAGTAACACAGTCAATATAATCTAAAATAACTACATCAATTTTATTGCCATCTGCAATCATCTTTCTAATCTGATTCTTAATCTGATTCATAGTCATGGTATCAGATGGTAACTTTTTAAGGATTAATTTGTTTTTCATCGTATTCTTGATTTCATCAAGTTTTTTAATAACGACTTCTCTATGTTCACCTAATGAGTCAGGAGCAATACCTGTCCAACACGTGAAATGTTTTCTTTGAATTACTTTCTTGTTGTCTTCAAAGAAAATCTGTAAAACATTAAATCCTAAGTTAAATGCGTGGTTCGCAATCTTTGTTGTCAAAGTTGACTTACCAACACCTGTGGGTGCTAATATAACACCAATTTCCCCTTTAGCCAAACCTCCTTTTAAAAGATTATCAATACCTGGTATTCCCATAGGTATCGGATGTCTGTAATCATCTGCTAATACATCATCCAAATCTTCAAACACTTCACCCGTTCCTCTATCCACATTTCCAACCTGTAAAGCTTCTCTAACCATTTCTTCCAAGGTGTCATAGTTCTCAAACTCACCGTGGTCAATGATTTTCTTAGCTTTATCCATAACCTTTTGAAGTTCTTGTTGTTTACAAAACTTCAAAGCTTTTTCTTGCACAAAACTAGCACCGTCATCAGTTACATTCTGAATATCTGAAATAGTATCAAGAGTTATCTTTAACAATAACTCTTGACTGATTTCACTTTTAGCTTTTTGTTGTATTGTTTCAAAACTCGGGCTGTGTTCAAACTTTGAATAATATTCCTTCACCATCTGAAGGAATAATTTGAAATATTTGTTTTCAAAATAACTTGGTTCGATAACCTCTAAAATCGAATGTGAAAAGTCCTTATCAACCACAATTTGATTCAGTAATTGAAGTTGGAAGGTCTCCCCCAAGTAGTCAAAATTTTTGTCAGCCATAGTATATTTGTTTATTGAATAAATATCAACGAGCTAACTGATAACCCATGTATTCGTGTGTTAATTTTTTAGATGACAACACGTCAGTTAAACCGAAAAGGATACTTTTTAGGTACGGACGTATGTCTACGGTGTATCTTATTTTTGGTGGGTAAAGTTTCGCATCGAATGAATAATGACACATTGTCGTATCACCATTTTTGATGTAGATGTTAAATGACTCGGGTCCATCAGTAAATGATGTGTTTAAAACTTCAGGGTCTTCTGTAATCTGATATTGATTGTCCAACATGTAGTTTACAGTTTTCATTTTGAAATCTTGTTTCAACTCTGAAATGAAACCTTCCATCAAGTCAATCAACTCAGCTGAGTTATGTCCTTTTGGGTTATACCCTTTTACGTTAAAAAAACGCTGAACGATAAAATTATTGTTTACCGTCATCAAGAATTCCAATTTGGTAATGTCTTGTTCTTTCATAATTTAATTTATTTTTTGTTTGTTTTTGTTTTTTCTTTTCTTGTTAACTTCATAAATGGTTGAATAAAATATGTCCACGAATCATCACCTTTTGGTAGGTACTTGAACAACCCGTCCTCAACCATATACTTAATTAAGTTCTTATAACTTCTTCCTTCAATATCTAAATTTTCATCAACAACCAATCTGATTTCTTCTTTGTCTTCGTCTTTCAAAAGTGGGTTAGATAAATCAACAATCTGTTCATTAACTTGAAAAAACTCTTGTTCAAATATACCTGATTTTGTTTTACCTGTTAAAAGATTTTTAAGAGTTTGGTTGTCTTTTTGTTCCTTGAGTAAGTTTTCTGCCTTTGTTAAAATATCGTTATAAGAAACTTCATTTTCAAGTATTTCAGGGAAAAACTTAACTAAAGTTTTTTCACCCAAAAGATAGATACCTTCAATATTATCCGACTTGTCACCAGTTAATATCTTTAATGTTTTAACATTGTAGTGTGGAAACTCAAAGTCATCAAATTTAATCTTATCCCCGTGTTTAAACGTGGATTTAAGTGAAGGTGAGTAGATGGACACCTTTTCCGAAATAAGTTGTGTTAAATCCCTATCTGAAGAAAAAATGAGTTTGTGTTCATTTTCAGAAATCTGACAATAGTAAGCAATTAAATCATCAGCTTCTCTACCACTAATTTCTAATTGTCGGATGTAAACTTCTTCAAGATATTGTTTGATACGATTTTTTTGTTTTAGGTAAGACATAAAGATTGCGTCCTCCATAACCAATCGTCTGTTTTGTTTGTATTTTGGGTAAAGAATCCCACGTAAACTCGTGGAATCTTCACCATCCCAAAATACCACTACTTTGTCAAAGTTCTGTTCACTAATGAACTTACGAAGTGTATTCATAAAATGATACAAAGCTCCAATATGTTCACCATTATGGAAGTAATCCTTCACACCGTGAAACCCAATCTTCATCAGATTGTTTCCGTCAACAAGTAATGTTTTTTTCACTGAAAACTAATTAAAATGATTCGTTTTCGTTTTCAAATACTTCTTCAGATTCATCAAGAGTAATTTCTCCTGTGCCTGAAAGAATTGCGTTCCAATACTGTGAATACTCTTTCTTGTATTTTTCAAGAGCGTCTTTATCGTCATCAATATAACCTTGTGGAGTGGCAATAATCTTACCATCTTTATAACCCAACCCATTGATGTGGTTTTTCAAAACTGAAATTTTAGTTCTGATAGCATAAGACACTGTTCTACCATTTTTAGTTGCCGTGATGTGATTGATACCTGCGTTCTTTTGATTACCAAATAAGAAAACAAGAGCTGAAGCCAACCAAAGTGCTTCACCACCTTTTGCCTTAATTGTTGGTTGTCCAAAAGGATTATCAGGTAATTCAACCCAAGGTTGATTAACTACCACCAAAGTGTTGGTATAAGGGTAATCTTCTTTACGTGATTTAGTGATACGAGCTTGGATACCCATACCAATCTTGTCAGCCAAAACTGATGCGTTGTGTTGTTTACCACCTTTACCATCAAAAGTCATCTTACAAGGAATAGAACCTACTGAATCCCAAAGGAAACAAAGTGAATAAGGAATATTTCCTTTTTCTTGTTCGTCCAATAACTCATTAATATAATCAGTTACTTGTTCAATGTAATCAAAGTTGTCGTTAAAGATGAATTGACCATCCCACTCACCATCAGTCATCTCCGCCACCAAACCGAGTTCAACTGCGTGGTCCCAACTCCATTTTTTTTCAGTGATAATGAAAACAGGCAAATGCCCCTTCTTCTGAGCAGACACAGCGGCTTTGACAAGCGCAGTCGTTTTTGAAGAGTTCGAGTGACCGAGGAACATGTTGATGTTACCCAAAGCAGGACCAGGTAAACCACAACTGCTATGGAAACTTTCACCGACCTCATAAAATTCCGTTTCTTTGTATTTGGTCTTGGTGGAGTATTTGTTTTTAATCGCATCAAGAGAAAATTCTTTTTTCTTTATAGCCATAAATGTCTATTAGTTTAATTGTTTGTAATAAAAATAACAAAGGTTGGACACTTTGTGTATAATTGTGTCCAACCTTTTATAAATTAGAATGGTAAATCACCATCTGGTTCGTCGTTAGCTTGTGGGTCTACGATTGTAGATGAACCCCCCATAGTAATTTCAGAAGCCTCACTTCCGTAAACGTACTTACCTAATTCTTGTGACCATCTTGGTGTTTCTCCACGAGCAATAGCTTCAAGATATTCAACAGGTTTTTTAGAGTAAACATCAGCCCAAGTAAGTGGGTCTTCAGTCCAAGCCTTAGCAGTTTCAGCATCTGTGTGAACAGGTGATGGGTCGTCATGCATTACAGTTTGGATAACTGTATAAGTTGCACCTTTAGGAGTTTTTGCTTTAGCCAACTCAATGATTAAATCACGTCCGTTAACAGGGTCAGTGATATCACCTTTAGCTTTCCAAATAGGGATAATTTTATCAAGGATACCTTCGTTCTTGTAATTGTGTTTAAAACGCCAGAACTTAACTCCGTCCGCTTCGTTATCACGGTCAATTACTTTAACAATATAGAACTTACGAGGCTTGTAAGATTTAGCAAGTTCTTTATCTGACTCTTTACCTGTTGACATTAATTCATCATGAATTTCAGTCAACGGTGAACGCTCGTTGTCGTTCTTACCTGGGTCATAGATTTTATTCCATTTACCTTCAACTTGTACTTCGTGATACCAAACTTCCTTAAAAGGTGATGACCCATCAGGTGTTGGTAAGATACGAAGACGTTTCTGTCCAGAGTTTTCATTTTGCGTCAGAATCGCCGCAAAATATTTTTTCATTCTGTCTTCTTGAGACATTTTGTTTGCAGAGCTACCTCCACTTTTCGCTTTTTCATACTGAGCGAGTACAGCATCTAAAGAATTTGTCGCCATTTTGTTTGTATAATTTATTAGTTAATATTCAAGTATAAGTGTGTCAGCCGTGATAGTCAAATTTGAAATTTAGAATTTCAAAGGTTTGTATTCGTCAGGTTCTTGATAGTCATTGAACGTACCTTTAATTTCTGAAGGTGTAAAATCCTCAACTTCATCGGTAGTTAAAACATATTCATTTTTTCCTGATTTTTCAATATCTTCTTGTTTGTCAACAAAGAAATCTGTTAGTTTCTGATTAAATGGACCTGAATCCAAGCTTCTTAATTCTAATTTTTCTTGTGGAGTTTTTTCTCTGTATTTTTCAATTTTAGCCTCAATATCATTAAGTTTAGAAAAAATATTTTCCATGTCACCTAATTTAGATTCCAAATTAGAAAGTTGACTGAAAAGATTATTAAAATATTCTTCTTGTTTTGTTTCAATATTTTGTTGTGATTTTACTAAATCAGTAATTTCTAATTCTTCAGTTCCTGTTTCTTCTGAACCTTCATCACCAACTTTTTCAACATCAGGGTCGTTTGCCACATCCACAGGTTGAGTCTCAGGAGCCGGAGGTGTTACTCCCGCTTCAGGTGCTGGTGGAGTAGCTCCCGCATCAGGTGCCGGTGGTACATCACCACCCGCTAATGGGTCAGTATCCGCAGGTGCCGCAAATGGGTCAGCTTCTTGCTCTAAAATATAATTATTGATTTTATTATATCTTTTTAATTCTTCTAAAATTGTTTCTGAAATTGCCATTTTACCCGTTAAGTAATTGTTTGAAACCTTGAGTAGTTTCTACGTTTATTTTTTTATTGGTATGAAGAGTATTGTTTACTCTTTCAATTAGACCGTCTTTCATTCTGATTGTGTAACAATCACCAGTATCTAAATCACAAACTTCTTTAAAACCATTACCTTTATCTGTTTCAGTAATTCTTGTACTTTTTCCAAGATATCTGTCTAAAATTTCTTTTGTACTCATAATCTTTTTATTATAAATATCTGTTTATTTTAAAATTATTAATTATTAAATAGGGATACCCCTATAAATTTCAAACGCTCTTTTTATTTTATTAATTAAACTTTGGTATTCGTTTACATTACCTGTTCTATAATCATCAAATATTGTTGGTGTTTGTATAACTTTATTGTACGGGAAAAACTCTATCCATATTCTTGCAAATTCATTAGCAAACACATCCACATCAGTTATGTTAGTAACCTTATCAAAATAATTTTTATACGCAGCATTCATAAATGTATGATGTAATATTTGGCTTGCAAATACGGCATATGATTGGGTATAGTTATTAGTATTAGTCAAACACTGAAAATAATTTTTGTTTTGGTCGGTTAGAAAAAACCCTTTTAAATTACCAGGGTAATCATAATCTAATGTTATACCGGCCATATTATTTCCGTAGTAACTCAACTGTGGAATTTCACCTTCAATACCTGATTCAACCCATATTGATGCAAAAATACAAATTTTAGTTTTATTAGATGTCGGTAATAATAATTTTATACTTTGGGCAACAACTATTGCGGACACCGTTTCATTACCTCCTGTAAATTTAACATAATTAATATACGCTTCATTTTTAGTACACTCTATAGATGCGTTTAAAATTTTTGGACCAACTAATGAATTTGTGATAGCGTTTTTGATTTGTGATACATTACCCGTAGTACCAACACCTGTAGAACCTTGATTCTTATATGTATTACCCAAATTTGTAAGTAATTGTTTTTTTATAGTTTGGAATAAAGAGTCAACTTTAGGTAAAGTAGGTGCGGCTTGTCTTGTACCTGTAAAATTAGTGTTAAACTCATCAAGCCCAATAGTGTGTTGTACTTCAGTAATAAAATAAGAACCGGCAAATAATGGGATGTTTCTTAAAACAAAATACATAGACGGTTGAATCATAACATTACCCATACTAGTAACAGATGCGTTATAACTTCTAGTCTTATATATGTTATATAAACTAACATTTTGTGTTGATGTTTGTATACCTGTACTTGATTGTGCCAAATTGTATTCCGCCATTAATGATTCACTTGTGGCCTTTCCCAAATCTTGACTTACACTAATACTTTTGAAAACTCCTTGGTTTTGTAATTCAAAATCTACGGCGAATCCAACTACTCTATTTTCAAGAGAATAGTTCCTTTTTTGGTCTGAACTAATCGCTATGGGATTTTCTGCACAAACACTAATGTCTAATCCATCATCTTTGTAACCATTAGTTTTGTTTTTATTATCTAATTGTTGTGATGGTTTGTCAACATATACATTTAACATTTTTGGTTTTGAACTTTGGTAATCTACAGTATCAAATGTCCCAAATAAATTATTTGCAAATTCGTTAGGAGCCGTTTCATTACTTTCTAAATCAATATCACCTGAAGGTGTTTGTCTACCATAAAAGTTAATATAAGAAGGAATAAGAAAACTTACAAAGTTATGGTCTTTTATAATTGACCCCACAACTGTAAAAACATTAGATTTTGGATTAGCCCCTTTTAAATAAGAATTAACTTTAGCAATATCAACATATATATCACCAACATTCCTATTACCCCTATCTAAAAATAAATAATCCCTAAATAAAGGTGCGTCTGAATTATTATCTGTTTTTATATAATCATTACCAGCAATCCATTTATCATTAATCGCTTTAAACATATCATACAATTCAACTTTACTTTGGAATCCTTCTAAAACAGAATCAATAGTTTGTGGATTTGGTTCATTAACACCTAATTTTTTTTGTAGTAATGTTATAAAATTTGTAAAAGTTTTTCCTGATAAATCAGAATAGTTAGATATGAAATTACTAACTCTATTTTTAAATTCTACTGGATTACTACCACCTCTGATAGCATTAGCACCATAAATTTTTATTAATTTTCTGAATGTTTTAATGTTATCAACAGTAAACCCAATATTGAATTCCCTGAAGAAATCAGTAAGATAATTTGATGTTGCGTCATAGTTTAATCCATCAATAGTTGAAAAACCTACGTAAAGTTTCATGGTTTTCCATTGTGTTGGATTGTTAGCCAACGAATCTTGATATGTTATAACCCCGCTAGTTGGGACACTATCGGGTGTTGTTTCGTAGGTCCTTATTTGATATCTATTTACAATTTCGGGTGATGGATTTAACGACAGAATGTTAAATAAATTTTTATCAAATCCTAATGGATTAGATTTTTTATATAAAACATCGAACCCTAATTTTGAATTAATATAATTTTTAAAATTGTTTTGTTGGTTTAAAGACAAAGATTTAATAAGTTCATTAGTATTAATACTCCCATCAAAAGCAGAACTTAAAACATCTATTTTCATTAAATTTTTAAATAAATTTTGTAAGTTGTCAGAATTGTTTGGTGAACAAAAAGATAAAAATTCTTTTTCAAAAATTTCTAATTCATCAAAATCAAACACTGAAAATATGTCTTCGATTGAAGAATACCCATCCTCATTTAAAATTTCAAAAGTTGTTTGTTGTTTTTGTTCCGAATTAACTTTTTTAAAGTATTCAGTCGTAGTCGGTTTAACAAGATTTGTAGTATTAAAATAACCGTAATTTGGAGCCGCCCAAAATAGACGGATAGCACCGTTATGTACATTTGGGTTGTTTAAAACTGAAATAGTATTATTATCTGAATTATCAAAACATTCTTTTTTTGTTTGATTGTCAATACTTCCAAAAGATGGACATACATAGTAAAAATCTTGATTTTCAGCTTTTATACAAACTGTCCAAGTTTTTAAATTTATGCTGGGTTTATTGATATCTGTATTATTACCATGTAATAAAATTACTCTACCTTCATCAAGAGCGTTTTGAAACGCCACCTGAATTTCATTAGTTGAAGTAACTGTTGGTTCATAAACGTATTCAGAATTATATAATCTGTAGAAATCGTTTATTAATTTTGGATAAAACCCTACGTTAATATTTTGATTTGAAGTTTGATTTGAACCTAAAACAAAACTAACTTGACCAAATGTTGTTGCTGTTAAAACATATGTAGTTGCCGAATCACCATTAATTGGGTCATAGTTGTCAATATAGTTAAAGTCAGACCAAACTGTGTCCAAAATATCAACATTAGATTCCACATAAGTTTTATACCTATTCCATATTGAGCCTAACTTTAAAATCCAGTACTTCGGTAACCTGTGTATTGCCCCAAACTTTTTAAGTCCTGCGAATATAAAATCACTTTCAACATCCGCATTATTTTCAAATGACAGATATCTTTCACGTAGTGTTGAAAAAGGTAATCCGTTTAATAAAAGATATGCTGCGGCTTTAAATGGATAACCTTCAGTTCCCGAATCTACATAATTTGTAATACCTAATTGTAAGGAGTTAACAAAAAATGGAGTGTTTAAAATTGATGTGGTTTGTTTATTAGTGAATGTTGAATCAACATAATTCAAATTTCCTTCAGTTGTTACAAATTCATTTATAGTTCTACTATTATAGAAATTTTGTAAATCAATCGGTAAATTTATTTTATTAGTTAACCATTTATAAGTTACAACAGGTCTTAATGTTTTTTTATTCCCATTATTACCAAAAACAGACGCTTCCGTAAAATTTGTAACTTTTTTAATTAAATTATTATAAAAAATTGATTTTTGTGTTTTATTAACTTCAGTAAATTTGAAATAAGAATTACCACCGGCTAAATTAGTGTAATTCCAGTTTTCAAATGTAAAAGGATATGTATCAACAAAATTTATATCATTATGTACATTTGATTCAATGTAGTTTGTAAAATTTTTTTCTTTTTCAGGTTTAATTTGAATAACTTCTAAATCCCTATCATAAATTTGATTTTGATTCAAATTTATTTTATCATCTAAATATTGAGTAACAAATATCCCTTGTGAATATTTGGTAAAATTAACTAAAGCGGTTTGTAATTCTTGGAAATAATTTTGTTGTGTATAATCTGTAGTTTTAAATCTAAAAATTAAACTTGGAGCATTTTCTTTATTACCTGAAATTAACGACTGAAAAACGTTTAAACTTTCAATATCAGATATATAATTAATCACATTTTGATTAGTTTGTTCAGTATTGTCTCTTTGGAATCCATTGTTAGAGCATATTGTTTGTATTCTTTCCCAAATTTCATATAAAAACAATACGTCTTCTTTGATTGAGTAAGGTGTGTTTGTTGAAATTGTGTCAAATGATGAAACTAAAACCCTATTAACTCCACTATTATTATCAAGTGCAGGATTAGGTGGAATTTCTCTTTGTAAGTAACCTTTCAAAAATTCTTCAACAAATTCGACTTCAGGCCAAATTGTATAATCGTTTCCTTTTGTTGTTGAAATTACAGAAGTATCTCCCGGATATTGGATTTCAAATTTTGTTTGTCCGTTTACATTTTTTTCAACAAAATACTGAGGCCAAGGATAAACTGGTGAACTTGATGACGGGGAATCGTTGTTTGCAAGTTTTTTTATTTCACTGTTTCTTGCCAACCAAGCGTTTTCATGCACATCTTGTAAAAGTCGTAAAAAAGCTTCCGCAGATGCCATAATTACAGCAACAATATTTCTAACCGTAGGTACAAATCCTAAACCACTAGCATCTTTTATAAAATTACTTAATTCTGTAGTTAAATTTTCTTCAATAGTTGTTTTTTTACTTTCAAGAATTTTATTCAATTCATAAGATTGTGTTAAAAATCTATTAGGACCGTCAAATAAAAATAAAAAAGGTAAATTTGTTTCTCCAAATTTATCGTTAGCATCATTAAGTTCATCACTAATACTTGTAACTTGTGCCGGTGTGGTGTATCCTGTAGTATTTCTTTCTTTAGCGGTTTCTACAAAATCAATTAAATCAATTGCATTTTCAAAATCAATTACAACACTATCAGTTCTTATTGGGTTTTCAATTTTAAACTCCCCACTTCCAAATGTTTGGTTATTAGTTAAATTCAAATTATTTTGAACTACAATAGAATTTAATTTTGAAAATTGTAAATTTAATTTTTCTAAAACAACTGTATCAAAAGTTTGAAAATTTGATAGTTTCCATGTATAGATTTTATATCTTACATTATTAATTGGTTTAGTAACAAAATAATTTGTTTGGTCTAAGTTTAAATTAAAAAAAGAACTAGTGTAACTATAAATTTGTCCTCGATAAACATCTAAATCTTTAGAATATGTATCAATATCATTTAAAGGTCTTAAATTTGCCTGACCAAACTGTGATAAACTAAATGTTATAAAATTATCTAATTTTGTTGATAATTGTTGTACTGTAAGTTCAGGAAAATCTTTATCTATTAATCCTAAGTTTTTATAATCTTTATATACTTGTTGAATTGTTTGATAACCTTTTTGTGTTATTGCCTGCGTGACAGTATTTGTTTGGTTTCCGGTATTTTGATTTTGTGATGTTGGTGTTCTTTTAACATACATTTGAGGAACCGCAAAAAGTTCCGCCATGGTTATATCAGTTAACACATTAAATTTGTAACCAATCATCGTTAAATTAATATCAAAGTTACCATTACTTGAATTAAACGATGATGTAAATTTTTGTAGAATTAATGGGTATCTAACAGCTTTACCATAATATCCTTTTAAAGTTAAATAAAATGTAGGATATGGTAAATTAAAAAAAGCAGAGTATGGAGAATTATCACCACTTTCGAATAACGCTCTACCTTTAACATCCTCTAATGTAATTGTTACCGTAGGTATATAACTCATACCAACCCTATATGATATGGATTTCATACCTAAAAGTTGTGAAGATATTTGATTCTGATTAACTGTTGTGTCTTGTATACCAGTCCAATCAGTAGTAAACTCACCAGAACCTTTTGGGTTCAAAAAATTCATTGAAGCTAAAGAAATAGTTGTGACAGTACTCTTATCAGTACCAGTTAGTAATCTACTTCTTGGCTCTAGTTCACATTCAAGATTTGCGTAATAAATTAAATTTTCTTGTTTAATATATCTATCTTCAGGATTACCAAATTCGTTAACAACTTTATTTGGGTTGATAACAAAAATATTGTCACAAGTATTAGGAAAAACATATATGTTATCACTGACCATAATAATAGAAATACTCTTTAACTGATGTTTTATAATCTAACAAAGAACTTAACAAAGGGAATGGTATATTTAAAACCGCATTATCAGGTATGTTCAATTCAGAACCACCATACTGTGGATTTGATTGTAAGATTAACCATCCATAAAATGGTGAGTTATAATATAACTGCGAAACTTTATCTAATCTTGATACACCTACTCTGTAAATGTATTTTTTGTCAGTAGTTTTCAAAGGAATATTAACAAATGGAATATATGTAGTTGTTCCATTTACAGTGAAATTTTGGTATCTATTGTAATATTCGTTAGCCATTAACTAAAAATTATTTTACCATTATAGGTTGTTTTATCTAAATTTACATTCACATTAGAATATAAATTTTTCAAATTATCATTTTGTGTTGAAGTAGAACCCGCACTTGTATATGAAAAATTTCTAGTTTTACCTACTAAACTTTGGTTATTAACTTGTGGGTTATAATTTCTATAAATAAGATAATCTTGCGAATCAAAAAATGAATTCAATTTTTGTAATTCTGCATTTTTTTCAGTTCTAAATGGTGTGGTTAAACCATTGATAGTAGACCTAATAATACTTTTAGTTAAATCAGAAGTAGATGAAAATAAATTTAAAGACAAGTCATCTATTAATTTGTTTCTTTGATTGTCATCTAAAATTGTATTACAGAAAAGTGTAAAGAAAGTATTATAACTATCTGAAAGATTTTCACTTGATATAGGTGTAAATGTTGTAGTTGCACTTGTTGGGTTTAATATTATTCCTTGTGACTCAAGTAAATTGTAATATGTTTGAATGTCTGATGCAATTTTTATATAATCCGTTCTAATTGTTGTTAATGTATCACTAACACCATCAGGAAGTCCTGTTAATGTGTAAACATATGGTGCCCCAGCCGAAGTGATTTTACCATCAGTTGCTGAACAAATTAAATCTAATTTACGATAATTTTGATATATAGATGATTGTGAATTAGAAGTAGTTTGGATTAAACTAGCGATTTTAACTGTTACATTAGATACCTGTTGTGAAATTTTAGTAATAAAATTTGTTTTTACCGCTCTGATGTCCGCAGATGTAACATTATTATTAGTTAATGCTAAAGTTAAAAAGTCGATACCTGAATCAACTTCAGATGTTAAATTGTTACCCACATTTAACATGTACTTGTCATAATTAACAAATTTTCCCAAAATTTTAACATTTGTTACTGGAGTATCTAACGAATTTAAAGAACCTGTTACAAATTGTTTTTCAGTACTTGCTTGTTTATACACACCATAATTTGTTAGTTCCACAAATTGCTTTGCAAAATTTTCAATTGTGTTAAAATAGTTTTGTGTATAAGTTACTGTATTGTCAAAAAGTTCATTGTAAAGTAATGTTCCTGTTTCAACACCATTGTTTGTAGTTGATTGATTTATAAAACCAGCTTGTGTACCACCATTATTATTAACTTGAGTATTCAACTGATTTGTCATTGATGGTGTTGAGTTTGCCGCCTGAGCATTAGCTTGACTAACAATACTTGATTCTCTATTACCAATTATAAAACTTTCAAGGTCGGTTAAATCTGTGGCTTCCGCTCTTTCATCATACATTTCAGTATTAGCATAATAATTGAAGGTTAAAGCATTTTGTAATTTTTCTATTGGTTCTTTTAACCCATGACCTCCAATCATTTTAAAACCTAAAGTAACATCAACAATCATGGGTTGAACTCCAATACCTTCGGTGTTAAAGTCCAAGCCTTCGTATTTGAAACTTAAAGTTTCAGGTACAATTTTACAATTGTAAAAATCACCAATTCTTAAAACCAATATTGGTGGTCTACCAAAATTAGTGTTAAACGCATCTTTGTTTTTTACACTACCATCTGCACTTGTAGTTGGTATTGTTCTACCAGGTCTAACACATTGATTTAAGAATGTTATTCTTGAATTAAATCCTTCAGGTGTTATTGAGTGAAATAATGGGTTGAAAAACTTTATTCTACTTTTTATTCCATCAAATAAAAAAGGGTCGGAACTTTTAATTGTTTCAAAATAATTTTGTTCATTCAAAAGTTCTCTAATTAATTTTTTTGTTACACTTTTGAACTTGTCTTGTAAATCTTGTACTGAAGGAGGTTTTTGTCCAACTGTGTTGGCATATCCTTCACTTACCGCTTTAGCTGCAACTTCACCAAATGGTCTTGAGGGTGAAACTCTTACTTTATCAATGATTAAAGCACTACAACCCATACGAATGTAATGATAAACAGTACCTCCCGCACTTGATATTGATACCCCATCACATTTTATCTCATTTTCAAAATTTTGTGGTTTATATGTTTCAACCAAATTTCTATCAACATCAAACTTTAATATTCGGTCATTAATATATTTTTCTAACGTGTTCCCTTGAAAAACATAAGTTTTAAAATAATTTTCAATACTTTCTAATCTATCATTAGCCAAAGTTCTAGCATCACTATTGTTTGCATTACCAACATTAAAAGAGGTTCCTTTGAAATCTATTTTAACCTCATTACCATCTACTAATGCTTGCGCAACTTCTTGTACAAAATCTTGGAACTTATTATAACTTGGTGTTATTACATTATCCAAAAAACTTATTGAATTTGCTTTAGTTCCATCACTTTCATCAAAATCCGGAGCGTTAGTAACATTAGTAACTAAAGTATTATATATATTACTATAGCTTTGGGTGTAGTTGTCATTTTCTGTAATATTACTATCAAAATATAAACCTGTCCCTTCAAAAGAATTCAAATTTGGAACTTCACTCGGTCCCGCCTCATTACCTTGCGCAATAGCGTTCAATGTATTTACCTTATCACTTTCAGATGTACTTATACTACTCATCACTTGTTGATAAAGTTCATCAATAGTACCTAAGCTCAATGAACTGAATTTTTTAGCTAATTCATAAATGTCGTATTTTTTACATCCAGCAAAAAACGAATCAACTACAGAATTAATTGTCGAGTTTGATTGGTTTTGTAACTCTTGGTTAACAATAAGATTTAAAACTGAAGGGTGGTCAACAACTATTTTGAAACCAATACTACCTGACCTTTTAGTGTTCTTATATGTGTAAATAGGTTCAGGTCTTCCAATAAAATCTGTTTCGTTAAAAGAGGGTGTAGACGAGTCGTCAAATTTAATATCATATGGTGGAAACCACATTATTCTTCCACCATTTGGTCCTTTTTCAGCTTCAGGTAAATTTGAAAATTCAGGAGTGTCTTTCCAAGCTAAATTTTCCAAAGAAAACATATATTTTTTAACTTGTCCACCTATAATATTTGTACCACCATTTTTGTATGGAACTATATTAAGATTATAAGTACTGTCCAAAACTGAGTAAGAAAATCTTCTTATATTTCCATTTGTGTCCAATCCTGAAGTATTGGCAACCGTTCCTTGTAAATTGTTATATGTATAATATGGTTTGTCTTTTGTAAAAATTCTACAGTATTCCTGTCCAACCTCAGCTCCCGAAGTATTAACGTAAGATTTTACTTTAGAACCTTTGGTCATAATTTTATAACCATCAGAAAATACTTTTGAAACTTGGTTGATAGCATTACCAACATGACCCAATCTATCAGCACCTTGAGACGGTGTTGAGTTAATTAATCTTTGGGTTACATCTAAAATTGAACCAGGTCTGAAAGTATAATTAGTTGATAATACCTGATTATAAGAAGACGCTAATGGAACAAAATTAGGATTATTACCTATTAAATTTCCGCCTTCACCAACATTTCTACCAGCTTCAGGTTTTGTAAAATCAGTTATCCAAACAAACCCACCATCAAATGCCGGTTTTTGTTCATAGTTTTGTGCTGCAAATCCAAATTGGAAGTTTTGGTCACCTTCGTAAAGTTTACCTACTTTATCGGGACCGTAAACAGGAGCATGCGTTGGTAGTCCAAAAGCGTCGATTGGTGACGCATTAGGTGGTGATACTACCGTAGAAATATCAGTTTCTTGTCTACCAACATATAAATTACCTATGGATGCGAAGTTATCAAATAAATTATTTACAAAGTTACCAACTTGAGTTGATGTAATAGCGTAGTTTGGTTTATATCGGTTATAATTTAAAGCGTTAAATAAAACTGATTTTGTACCCGCACCTGTGTTTTGTAAAAACTTAATAGATGGATTTGGTCTATTAAATAAATTTCCTCCACCTAAATTACCTATCGCCTGTAATGGACGTAATCTTAATATTTCAGTATCAGAAAAATAACTACCTTCAATTGGTGAAGCCGGAAAATATGTACCTGTTAATTTTTGTAAAAAGAAAGCAGCATAATCTAAAAGACCATCAGGTTTTGTAATAGTGTAATCACGGTAAATAAATGGTTCTTGACCTGTAGCTAAAAGTGTAGCGTTAAAAGGATTAGTTAACGTATCAATATTTAAAGCGCCTATGGTATTCCTTTCTATTTCTCGAGCAATTCTTGCTTGAGTTGCTTCTCTTAAACTTTGTGCTCCTAACTGTTGTAAATAAGAATCAGTACTTAATTCACCATCGTTATTTAATATTTCTATTACTGTATAATCACCTTGTGTGAAAATTATCGGAGCGGAAATTCCATCACCGTACACTTGTGCAGCATTTGGTTTAGCTAAAATTAAATCAGATGTAACAAACAAATCTTCATATCCTTCAGGTGGTAGATATCTATTAATAACTTCAGCATTATCAATAAAAGGTTGATTTAATAAATCAATTCTTTGAGTTTGTAAACTATATTGTTCAGGAGGGCCAAGAGGATTATTTTCAATACCCGCACCACCAGGAACACTTACATCGTCAACAGCTAACGCCCCATCAAAAAATTGACCTGATGGACCGTAGGTATTCATTCTTGTGTTATATGAAGGTTCTACAAATAATTCTTGACTAACACTTTCAGAATCTGTTGGTGTATTATCCTGTAACTTTATAGGGTAATTTTGTAATCCTTGTGTTGACGTAAAACTCCCTTGAACTGTATAAGGTGGCAGATTTTTCGCAATTAGTTTTTTTCTAAACTGTTCGGAGTTATTAAAAGATAGAAATTCTTCAGCCATCTATTGGTTTTTCTATAAATAGAATGGAATAGATTTTTTATTAAGTGGTTAGACCATAATCTGTAGTCACTGTTGCAATTTTATCAGTAATAGTTCTAATCATATCATCATGATTAAGAGCTGTTAAAATCGCATTCTTAACTTGTAAATCGTTTGAGTTAGCGTTAATATCCAATGATATTTTAATTTCTTTTGGGTTTGTTTTAACATTTTCAGATTTATTTGATGTATTAAAGATAGACCCTCCACCACCAATTGATTGTAATAGAGCGTCTTGATTAACCGCCATCATCAGGTCACCTTTATCCAATGAAAACATTTGTCCATTAGCATTAATTGCCACATCTTTTTTAACTTCTGTTTCTTTAGGTTCTGATTCGGGTAGTTTAAGTTGGAATGTTTGCTTAACCCATCCTGTAATTAACCCCCCACCAACGGTAACAGTAGAATAAAATTCTTGTAGTTTTTTACCCGCAGTGTCCAAATCAATCCCAAAACCTTTTGCTGCAGTTTCAAGAGTATCTAAACTTCTCAAAGCGATACCGAGCGCCGCCTTTGCTGGGTCACCTTCAACAATTTTTTGTTGTTGTTCCATTATTGTACCCATAATACCAACAGAACCTTGTACTATTTTGGATAAAGAATTTGCTGCGTCGGTAAGGTCCCCACCAACAATTTTATTTAAACAATGAAAAAGTTTGTCCAGGTCCTTTTAAAATTTCAGCTTGAGCTTTCACAGATTCCTGTAAAAATTTAGTTCCTTCATTAGAAATTGCGAATTGATTGTTCAATGTTTGTTGAAATGATATCGTTTGAGCTATAAGTGTATTTGCGGCACCTAATTGTTCTTTAGCAACATTAACTAATTCTTTCTGTGGGTCTAAAGTTTGTTGTTGTAATTTTATCCTATCTAAATCTCCTTGTTGTAATTCATTCAAAGCCTTTTCAACCGCAACACCTTTATCATCAGTAAACTTAACAGTATAGTCACCTTTAGATTTATTGAACTCTGCCAAATTTGCTAACATCATTTTTTGGTCTTCGTCAACATCTAATTTTAAACCACTAAAATCAATCTCACCCATTTTCTTTTCAATCTTAGCAGATTCAATAGCCATTTTTTCAAATTCTACTCTATCTATACCTAACGCATCTGAAACTTCTTTCAATTGTCTTCTTGCTTCAGGCATTATTTGAAATTTACCAGTTTTTTCATCAAAGGATGTAAAAGTTTTAGAAAGTTCGGATAGTTGGTTCTGTAATTCAGGAACATTATTCTGTGCCAAGTCCATTAACTTCAATGGGTCTAATAAAGCTCCTGATGTTGCACCCAATCTTTGTAAAGTTGACGCAACATCTATAGCCGCTTCAGGTGAAAATAATTTTTCAGCAAGTTGTAAAGTTGAACCCATGTCAACTCTCATTGCTGCGGCCTTAGCCGCCATTTTAGCCATACCTTCAACACCTGTTCCAAAACCAAACCTGTTCATCTTATCCAAGTTTGCAACAACCATACTTGAAACTGTTTGAGCGTTAACACCTAAACTGTTAGCAGTATTATAAACCACTTTCATTTCATCACTAATATGAGCAGTTTCCATACCGGCATTTCTAAATCCTTTTTCTAATTCTTTAACTGAAACTCCTGAAACTTGTGAAACCGCAAATAGTTTTTCAATATTTTCTGTACTTAAAACAATTGTTCTATTGGTAGCTTCAATAAATTCTTTTTGTAACCTGTTGATGTCTTCTTGTTTTCCACCCATCAACGCCACTTCAGTTACCGCTCTTCCTAATTCTTGTTTTAATAATTGTGAGTATTGGGCGGTAACCCCCATACTTTTAACAAGTGTGGACATATTTTTGTCCATAGTTGCTAAATTTTCACCAGAATTTTGTATTGAACTCCGAATTGCATCGGAAACTTGTAAAACATCAGTAGCCGCTAAAAGAATATCTTTATAACCTTGTTTTTGTAACTCTAAATTTGGGTCATTACCATCTGTATAAAATAACATAAAGTGTTTTTTTTAATAAATAACTTAACTTTCAGTTTTAGAATTTAAATTAAGTAATTTATTTATTAAAAACTTCCTTTGAAAGGTAGGGATTTTTTGGAAATCCGAATACGACATATTCACTTGTCTTGACAAGTATATGTATTCGTCTAAAAGATATTCTAAATAATCAGAAGAAAGGACGAAAAAATTCAGCCCCAAAGGTAATACGTGCAAGTACCTTTTTTCCTGATGGGGCTATAACTTCTTGTGATAAATTTAATCCTGGTGAATTTTCCTGAATGAACTTTGTGATGTATTTGGAGTCCATAATCGGCATCTTGTCAATAAATTTAGAAATTTCACCTTTATCTGTATTTCCATCAATTGATACGATTTGTTTTAACAATCTCCAAGTAACAACTGGAACTGTCATACCTTTAGGATAACTTTCTTCACGTTCATTTAATTCTTTAATATCACCAAAGTTAAGAATTTTTAATTTTACAGTTTTGTTTGATTTTGGAAGTATTGTTTCAAAATGTCCGTTTTCATCAGGTTCTGAAACAGGTTTGTTAAAATTTATTTCATCCAAAATAACACTTGTTTCAAATTGTTTACCAGTTTCAGGGTCAATTAAACTCAATTTATATTCAGGAGTAAATGAAGTATTTCTTAAAAAAACTAAAATGGCTTGGATATCCCCATCTAACATTTCTTCTATTTTCATGTCAGGTTCATATAGTTTAGCTCTAACTAAATTATATATGATTTGGTCACCACCAATATTATTAACACTAGCTAAAATATTTTCATCAGCAGCAGTTAAATAACCAACTTTAACTGATTTTTTCTTATTTTTATAAAATTTACCCTGACTTGGTAATTGAATTACGTCGTGAGGTAAATTAAAATTCATTTGATTTACACTATTGTCTTCCATAGTTTTTGTTTATAAAATAGTTGACTTTTATATCTATGTAAATAAAAAACCCACATTTCTGTGGGTCTTAATATTAAGTTTGTAATAATATTAGTAAAGTAATACACAATAGTCAGGACGAAGAGTAATTGTAATGTCAGCCAAAGCATCGTCACTATAACCTAATGAACCAAAGTCAGCGTCAGTAATAAAACACTGAATCAAAGACCACTTTTCAATTACAACACCTGTTGGGTCCAACATTTCAAGTTCCACGTCTTTTTTGTAACCAGCCGCATAACCCATACGTCCTGTAACTTCTTCTGCGTGTAATCTAACCCACTCCATCATTGCTTGAGCTGCGGAAGGTCCGATTGGGTCAAGAAGTTTAACCTGAATAGTATTCCATTCATACATACCCGCAACATATCTTTTGGTATTCAAAAATGGAATATCATTTGATTTAATAGTAATTTTAGGTCTTGAAGCGGTTTGAACAAACCACTCATTAATTCCTAACGAATCAGGAAACCTTAAAATGAACCTGTTCTTTTTCTTGGGTTCATATGGAAAAGGCATTTTGGTTAACAAATCAGCCATATTTTTTTCTTTTTAAATTTCTTTTATTTTATTATAAATAGTATCAATTAAATATTTTTCTATTTACTTTGAACTTTTTTTCAGTCAAACTTGCTATAAGTCCAGTTTATAAATATTAATATAATTTCTTTTCACCTCCATGTGTTGAAATTGTTTGAATGATATTTTCTGGGTCTTTTGATAATTCATGTTTCACTTTCTCTAAATTTCTTAAATCATCATCAGAAAATCCTATTTTTGGTATAAATCTGTTAGAAATATCGTCTTTAAACAAAATCGGTTTATTAAGTTGTCCGGCAATGTATTTTACATAACGTTGAAACTCTCTTAAAGCATCAACCTTACCTTTTTCAGGACTTTGGGCCGACCCCGCTCCAAATGTTACGGGATAATATTTGTTCATGTCCATATAAGCATCAATCAATTCTGCATCTGACATGTCTTCTTCATTAGCAAAACTTCTAAACTTTCTTAAATTTTTCACCAATTCTTTTTTAGAAATCCCTTTGAAATTGGTTTCAATCATATTTTCAATTGCTCTTCTAACCGAAAGTGGTGAATGACCACGAGCGGTAACAATAGAAAAAATAGAACCCCCATTAACCGCTTCAACAAAGTCGTCCCATGCTGGACCTTCTTTAGCCATCATTGCGTCAATAATGAACCTCTTATCCCCCTTAGTCCCAAAGAATCTGAATGGGTCTTCCGCAAATCCTACAATAGTTTTACCTTTATATTCAAAAGGTTCAACACCAAGTTTGATTCGATATTCCGCAAAATCTTCAGTGGACATACCAACTTCTTCACCATTTTCATCTTGTAAAATAATTTTGGTTGGCATTGTTAAGATATTATCATCCCAATCGAAAGCATAATATTTCAATTCAGGCGTTACTTCTTCTTTAAAATTTTCAACTAAATAAAACTTCATACCTATAAATATTCAGAAAATAAAAAACCCCCACATTTCTGTGAGGGTCTTTTTAATTATTGTTTTATTAGATATTTTCGAATGACGCTCCTGTTGGAGTGATTAAGAATTCGATATCTATAAATTCAAGAGCTTTAGTTGGTTTGATGTAAATCTTACCTACTAATTGGTTTGCATCTAAATCTTCAGGTGTGTTTTGAACTGTAACACGGAAGTCATACAAACCTCTATCTCTACGAATAGAATCTAATATTGGGTTAACTGAATCTAAGAACTGTTGTCTAACCAAATTATCGTTTTGTTCAAACAACAATCTTACAGCTACCGCTGAAATCAACTTACGAGCTTGTAACAACAATCTTCTTACGTTAATTCTGTCAAGAGCCGACTCTCTAATTTGAAGTGTTTTATTACCCCAAATAACAGTTCCAACATCGTTGAAAGTTGCAATTGGGTTAATTCTACCTTTGTAAAGAGTGTCTCTATCTTCTTGAGTTAATCTCTTACGTGCTCTGATAGCGTTTACAATACCTCTTGTGTAACCCGCAGTTGCGAACCATGGGAATGCTATATTATCAGTTAATGCCAAGTTACGAGTAACTTCAGCAGTTGCTGGAATATAGATTTGTGTGTTGTTTACTGTGTCACGAGTAAGAACCCATGGGTAGTAAGTCGCTGTGTAGTTAGAATCAATTCCTGTGTTTTCCAAGTTATCAACCGCCTCTTGTGGGTAAATTAAGTTATCCATAGAAGTTGAGTTTTGTAACAAGTTAAAGTCAGGTGTTGTACAGATGTAGATAGAATCTGCTCTGTCGTTTTCTACAATTCCTATTGTCGCTTCAACTAATGCATTGTTATTAACATAATCAACACCAGGTGTTACAAGTACATTTATATTTGTAACTTCAGGATTTGCAAATGATTGTGCTCCTAATAAGTATGCATAATAGTCAGTATTTGCATAATCAACAGTGTTGTCACCAACAGTGATTTGTTTAAATGCTCCCCATCCTGTTGAGTCAGTATATGGTGCACATGGTGAAGCACCTTGTTTATAACCAGTATTACCCAATTGGAATCTGTCAGCATTAGTTCTGTATTCTCTGTATATATCCCATCCGTCAAATCCACCTTGAACTAATAAAGTAAACTTACGAGAATATAAGAAGTAGTAAGGATTTGTTTGTGATGTGGGTTCAGAACTAAATGAACCAGCTCCACAATCAAACGCTGTTTGTCCGCTATTTAGGTAAGCGTTTGCTATAGTTATAGCGGTAGCCCCTGAATCCATGTGGAATCCTCTTGTAACATTTGGCCAATACACATGTGAAGGTTCTGTACAAGTTGCAGTAGTAGGATTTGGCATTCCTTTATATTGGAAAAAGTCGGGGTCATAACCTGGCGAATCCGAAGAAAATGCAACCGCCGATGAAATACCTAAATAAGTTCTTCTGATATTATCACCTGAACTTGACACACTGTTAGAACCACTAGCAGTTGTTCCAAATGGTGGGTTATAGATTACTTCACCTGGATAATCATATTTAGTTTTGTAAACTTGGAAAGGTGATTTACCACCAGTATAGGTTCTTGTAACAAAACCCTCAAATCCACAAGGTAATGCATCTACAGGTGCCTCATCGTTAACTTCAACAAAAATATACTTTGACATTACTGCATATTCACCGTCAGATGAACCTATTTTTTTAGCCACAAAGTTATTTTCGGATGGGTCCATACTACAATTTGTGAATTTTTCTAAAACAACAGGATTAGCATCTGTATCAAAGAAATCACGAACAATAAGGTCAAACGTTCCATTGTTAAATGAAATATTTGCTATAGAAATTTTTATTTCAGTATTAGCGTCGTTACCATCCGCAATTGTATAAACCTTGAATAATCTATAAACTAAATTACCTCTTAATTCAGAAACTAACCACGGTGATTCCGGAGTTTGATATCTTTCCAAATAGTATGCGATTGAAGAAATATCATTGTTTCTAGCTTCAGGTAAAGAAATTAATGAACAATTTAATCCTCTAATAAATCCTTTATTATAACCATAGTTTAATAATGTTGGGTATCTTTCTTCAACAAACAAAGGAACTTCAGTTCTATCTTTCGCAAAGTTTTCAACACCAAATACTTTCGATATGTAATTTGCGTTTGATGACTGGAATGAAGTTTCAAATTGGAAAGTTGAATTTTCATATGTGATACCCGATACTAAGAAAGTACTAAATGGATTTGTTGTTACACCAGAATAAGCTCCTGTACAAACCATTTGTACGTCGGTTGTTCCAGTAACTTGATAATCAGGTCCATGTTGATTTGCCGAATAATTAGTGATACCTCTTGAACGTAGAGTTGCAACAACTAAATCGTTATAACCTGAATAAGTTAAACCTGAAAAATTATAAATGTTACCTGTTATTGTACCACTATAAGCACCTGTTACAGTGTTTCCTGTCATCAATCCAATATTACTATAGAAAGAATATCCATTGTAATTCTCACCATTTGTTGGAGGCGTAAACGTTGCGTAATACCAAACATCATTAACATCTGAACAATAATTAATACTTGATGTACTTATTGAATCAACACCAAATACATTAGTTGACGCTGAGTATCCGTTTGCAATATTTACAGTAACTTGGTTACCTGATACCGCCCCAAAATAATATATTGAAGAAGCAGATGTTGATGGTGTTGAAATTGCACCATATATCAAACTTTGTAAATTTGAATAGATAGTTGACGAACCACCACTATATGTTGTATATGGTGTTGTCGGATTAACAATTCCTGCAGGTAAACCTGAAATTGTTACAGTTGATGTTGAAGCGGTCGTTCCAACCCAAGTTGCAGTAAATGTAGTTGGTGAACCTGTTAGTGCAACAGTATTACAATCAACATTAGCGACAGTTGTAATTGTCCATGATGGACCCGCATCATAACCTGATAATCCTAAAATTCTTGTGACAAACAATTGGTTAGATTGTTGTAAGTATGATTTAGCAATGTATGCTGCTTCATATTTTGGGATTTGTGTGTTCACAAATTTTTCAGGAGTTGTTCCACCAAAGTAAGTTTCAAACTCTCCATAACTTGTTATGAAGATAGGTTCAAATGCAGGTCCTTTTAAAGTTTCCCCCGCAATACCTAAAGTGGTAATCCCGACACTCTGTGAAACAAACGATAAATCTCTTTCTGACGTATATACACCAGGTGAGACGAAAACTTTGTTTGAAGTTGCCATTTTTATTTTAAATGTTTTTAAAAATTTATTTTATTGATAAATATTGTCTTTTTAGTCAAAAACTAATGGAATAATTAACTATTTATCAATCAGTAGGAATAAATTCTACCTTTTTTCTACCTTGAAAATTAAGAACATTAAAATATCACCCGAAAGTCACGAAATACTAAAAAACTACTGTATTAAACATGGATACAAAATTCATAAGTTTTTAGAAAACTTAATAGTTGAAACATGTAAAGAAAAAAAAGATATCTACGGTGAAAATTAAAGTAGATTTGAAACCATAGATATTGAAGCAACTCCAGCATTAGTTTTGACAATATTAAGTGTTAATATATCACCATCATTAACTTGAATAAATCCTGTCTGAAGTTGAGTGGAACTGTTTCCGTAATATAAATTGTTAATATAGATATCGTAAGACGCAACATTTTCACTACCAATAACTTGTATATTTGCGGTATAATTAAATGTGTGAGTATATGCAGTTGTTGATGAATTAAAGTTAGCGTCAAATGAATACTGGTCAGGGTTTGAAGGGTTTACTTTTTTCTTAACCTTTTTCTTTCGATTATCTAATTCAACCAAAACTAAACTTCTACTAATACCTGGTTTAACCTGATATTCTTCTTCATCACTTAAAAACCCCTGTAAAGTAAATCCATATGATTGAATATAATATCTTCGTTTTTCAACATCCATTACAGATTCATCAGAAATATCATCTAAAATAATTGGAATATAATGTCCTTTAATTTTAGTATAAGCTTGTCTTGATGCAAATTTTTCAATTACAGTTTGATTAAATTTATTTATTTCCCTCATTCTGTTACAAATTATTTTAACAGAATATTTTATATCAACAGGAACAGGTTGTGGAATTGTATAAATGTCAACACCTTTTCTTTGTCCGTCCCAAGTAGGTACCGCGGCATAATAAAACTGTTTTCTATTCGGTATATTATACTTTAATGAAGGTAACGTTCCATATTTAACTTCAGGAGTTCTAACGGTTGTAATAATCGGAGGTTGGACATTTTTATCAATATTATTAAAATCCCACGTTTGAGTGAATTGAGCCCAATTTTGAGTTGTCATCAAAATATCAACAACTTTTACCACTTTACCCGAAACAACAGTTTTTAATTCATTCTTAACAAAATCCAAAAATCCTCTATCTAAATCCTCATGTAATATAGATTTAGGTAAATAGGTCCCATCCTTATTGATATCTTCAAGAAGTTCTAATCTTCTTTCATAACCAATAGGTGGGTATGTTAATGGTAATGTTTTTTTTATCTTTGGTATCATTATAATCCTCTAAATTCGTTTTCCATTACAGGTGATGCATTAATCGTTCTGTAAAATGGTTTATAACCTGCGTAGGTGTGTTTGTTATCTGAAACCACACGACCGTCATTATTAACCACATAATATCTAACTCGACTTTCAGTTTCGTAATATGCAATATAATCACCATACTCAATGTCAATATCAAGTTCATCCAAATGTGATTGATAAACAGAAATCCTTGCGTTACCTGGTTCTAATTGATTAATTTTACTTGTTCCAAGAAACTTGTTTTCAGGAGCAACAATTTGTAAGTACGCTTTAAATTCAACAGGAGGTAAAAATTTAATTCCATCTTCTTGAGCTTCACCATAAACATCATCAACATTAGTTTTCTTTTTATCAACTTTGTAAAGAATAAGTGTAAAGTTCATATCACCCTCTAACCACTCTCTACCCATACCAACGTCTAAATTAAAATCTTCACCTCCGAAAAATTTACCTAATCTTGTTATTGGAACTACTCTGTTTGTCATATTGATAAATATTCTTTTTTTTATTATTATTAATATTGTATATCAATTATACTATTTTGACGACACAATCAGGCCATTTAAGTATTGAGCAACAAGCTATATCTATTCTTGAAAATTACCAAGGGTCAAATAACTATATCCTAAAATTAAAAAAACAGATTGAGTCAAATAAAAAGTATGTCCCAACGAGAGCTCAGTGTGATTATATTGTTGACTATAATTCAGTAGTTCCAAAAGTTGCTAAGAAATGGGTTGATATTGATTCTTATTTTTCACAAAAACTTGTTGAGGACAACCCATTCATTAAAGAACCTGATAAAATCTATGTTGAAAAGATTTTAGTCGAGAAAGATAAGTCGTATCATATTTGGGGTAAAATTTTTAGTGCAGAAACTATTCACGATTTTTGGATACCAAAAGCTGCCGTTATTAAACAACACACTGAAAACTTGGTTGATGTTGATTACACAAAGTATGATAAAAGACCTCCACTCGCTCACCAAAAAGAAGCCATTGAAAAGTTATTGAAGAACGATAAATTCATTTTAGCTGATGATATGGGA